TCAAATGGAGATGAAGATGTCATACCTAGTTATGTGGAAGTTAACTTTAATCATGCTTGTAATTTGGCATGTAGTTACTGTAGTCCTCAATTTAGTTCAACTTGGCAACAAGAAATGGATCAGCATGGCGCTTACCCTACTAGCACTAGACACAACGATCCTAGTCATTTTGTTGGTCGCAATCGGCCTATCCCAGTTCGCGAGCATAATCCCTATGTAGAAGCTTTTTGGGCCTGGTGGCCTACGCTTTATCCAGAACTAGAGCACTTTCGTATGACCGGTGGTGAGCCCATGTTGGACAAGAACACGTATAGAGTGTTTGATTATGTATTAGCCAACCCTAAACCCAACTTGCATTTAAACGTAACCAGTAATTTCAGTGTAGATGAAAAGACTTGGCAAAAGTATAAGGGATATGTAAAAGAATTATGCAAAGGTGAGCGGATTGAACACTTTATGCAGTTTGTTAGTCTGGACAGCTTCGGTGATCAAGCAGAATATATTAGACACGGCTTGGACTTTGATCTGCTGTGGGATCGTGTAAATCAATTCTTAACAGAGATACCTGGACGTAATTCAATTACCTTTATTGTGACTATGAATAATCTTAGTGTAACAGGATTACCGCACCTGTTTGCTGGCATACTAGGCCTGCGTAAGTTATACAGCAAGACATATCAGCGTGTGTGGTTTGACACACCTGTGCTCAGACAACCCACATGGCAAAGCCTACAACTGCTACCAGAATCGTATGTGGATCAACTTGAACAACTTTGGGCTTGGATGATTCGTCAAATTGAAACAGAAGAAACTCGTTTCCACGGATTTAAAGACTACGAGATTGCTCGCTTGGACAGAGATATTGCCTGGATGCGTGATGGACAAAAGTTGGATCCTGCTGTGATCAATTGTAATAAAGCAGACTTCTATAGATTCTTTGCAGAAGCTGATCGCAGACACAGTACAAACTTCTTAAAAACTTTTCCAGAAATGACAGCTTGGTGGAAAGAATGCAAATATTATGCTAAACAATCATAAAATTGTATTAAACAATTTTTGTGAAATTGATCGTCTTATCCGCCCATTTGCCGATGACGAGTTTTACGATTTAACCAAGCACACTATAGTACCAGGCGCCATATACATAATTGGCCGAGAGCAATTTACAACTAACCGACAGCTTATTAAACAATTAGTTGATAGCGGTACTATACGAGCAGTATTATGTAATCCTGCCGAGGGGTCTGAGTCAATGTATTGGTTATATCAGACATTAGGAATAGGCAATTTTACCAAACATGCCGCTGTTATCACTGGCGGATATTTGCCCGATGGTATTCCGCATATGTACCATGAACATTTTCTACCGTTGATATTAGATTACGATGAAAACATAAAAGCTATAGAAGATTATAAAAACAGAAAAACAACCGACCGCCCTTACAAATTTTTATTTTTAAATGGTAGATTGCGTGTACACCGAAAATATCTATTAGAATATTTTAGATTAACTGGGTTGTTAGACCAAAGTCTCTGGACAAATCTAGACCATAGAAATAGTCAGCCACCAAAACTAAAATTAGAACATAACGGACAAGATCTTATCAATAGTCCATTTCCTGTACACTATCTACCAGCCCAATATGAGATCGACCGTTATCAACAACAAGCAGTTAAAGTGCCAACAGAGTTATCGGGCGACCTGGCTGCCAAACGATATTTGTTTAACAACGAATGGGGCGACATTTATATTGCACCCGCGCCTTACCTAGACACTTATTTTAGTTTAGTAACCGAAACAGTATTTGATTATCCGTATACATTTAGAACAGAAAAAATTTGGAAACCTATAGCAATTGGACATCCGTGGATTGCCGCTACTAACCGTGGCTATTATAGAGATATGCACAACCTAGGATTTAAAACTTTTGGACACCTAATTGACGAAAGTTTTGATCAAATAGAAAATGGTCAAGATAGAATTGAGCGTATAACTCAAGTAGTGGAGGATCTTTGCCGGCAGGACCTTCCAGCTTTCTTAACAGCAGCCAAAGATGTGTGTAAATACAATCAACAATTGCTTGCGGAGTTAAGGATTAAAGTCCGCAGTGAGTTTCCTGATCGTTTCCACCAATTTATTAATCAACAATTCAATGCATGATTTAGAATTCAAACAACAAGTGTTAGACACAAAGAGTGCCAGCTTTTGTGCAGCCAAGTGGTATAATGCTACTATATGGTTAGGTTCAGGACAGACTACAAGTTGTCATCACCCACCCGCACACAAGATTGATCTAGAAGAATTAAAAACAAATCCAAAGGCATTACACAACACGGTAGAAAAGAAAATAGATCGATTGAACATGCAGTTGGGCAATCGTCCTAAGGGGTGTGAATATTGCTGGAAGATTGAAGACATGGGCCGCGATAGTATTAGCGACCGTGTATATAAAAGTAAAATTTACCCTATAAAGGCCCTAGATGAAGCATATCAAACTCCGCATCAAGCAGATGTCAATTTACGTACACTGGAAATTGCGTTCGATCGCACTTGCCAATTTGCTTGTAGCTATTGTAACCCTGCTTTCAGTAGCACATGGGTTAAAGACATACGATCCAACGGTCCCTATGAGTCCTTGGTGTCTGATGGGCGTAACCACTTTACTCACGATCACCCTAGCAGTCAACTATACCGCGTTGGCGAAACTAATCCCTATGTTGAAGCGTTCTTTGCTTGGTGGGAAACGGATCTTCACCGGACTCTTCAAGAGCTGAGGATCACTGGTGGTGAACCCTTAATGAGTGGCGAAACCTGGAAGCTGTTGGATTGGTTTAAAACCAATAAAGGTAAAAGCTCAACTCGGTTGGCCATCAACAGTAACTTGGGTGCAAAAGTGGATTTAGATCGTTTGCTAGACAGCATAGAAGGATTAGAAGTAGATATCTATACTAGTCAAGAAAGCGTATACAATCAAGCTGAATACATTCGAGATGGATTAGATTATGATGCTTGGATATCCAATGTTCAAAAGTTACTAGACAGCGACTGTGTAAGAGCTGTACATTGCATGGCTACTATCAACGCATTATGCTTAGATAGTTTGACTAGCTTGCTGTATCAATTGCTAGAATTTAAACAAATGTACGGGCGTGAGCGAGTGAGTTTTACACTGAACATTTTGCGTTTTCCTAGTTTTCAAAGTCCATTGGTATTGCCTGACGACTTGCGCACACACTATAAAGATCGATTACAAGACTTCCTGGATCGCAATCGCAACAATAAATTCATACACGAGCACGAGCTCAATCACATACAACGGTTGATTGATTATCTAGATGTGGTTAAGACCCCGCATTCGGATTCATTTGATATGCCTAAATTGTTAAATGATTTTAAACAGTTTCATACTCAATACGATCAGCGTCGTAACAAAAATTTTACCGCAACATTTCCTCAATTGGCAGACTGGTATAACACATTATGAATTTAGATGATAAAATTATTGAACTTAAAACAGCGTACAACGTAATTGACGTGGTAAATTTGGACCAGTGGAGTAACAGTATTAATGAAGGCAAAAACTGGCTCGAGCACACCTGTCGCCGTCTGCACAAGGATCCGTACAAAAACAATGAGCGTATTGTTTTTACACACTCGGCAGATTTTTACACAGAAGATGATTTAACAACAGCTGGGATTATACTTAGAAACTTACAAGTTATTTTAAATTCAGTTGATATATCAAACTTTTTTGTTATTGTTGTATCAACCAATAACAATATAGCAGAAGAGTGGAACATTATAAATGAACTAAGCAAAGACCCGGTGCCATTGGCAGTTGAAATTGTCGATGGAAAATTTACTCAAAACATTATAAAAGATTATTCAAAACGCCAGGAAACTTATAAATATGGGTCAGTCGATCCTGTAAAAATACGATTAGACGAGCTTACAACTCAAGAAAAATTTTTACTTACAGAAAGTAAAACCTTCTGTATCTACCCCTGGATACATCTACATGCTTATCCAACTGGGGAGGCATATCCTTGTTGTCATGCTGAAATGGCGTATCCGGTAGGCAATACAAAATTTAAAACCCTTGAAGAAATATATCGTGATGCGCCCATGCGTGAGCTAAGAAAGGACATGCTGGCCGAGCAACCAAACCCTGCATGCGGTCGTTGTTACGAGCAGGAGGAAGCAGGTTTCTTCAGCGGTCGCCGGAGTGCCAACAAGCACCATGGACACCATGTCAAACGTATCGATGATGATCAGTTTCAAATGAGCTACTGGGATATTCGTTTCAGTAACTTATGCAACCTAAGTTGCCGTAGTTGTGGGCATATATTCAGCTCTAGCTGGTATCAAGATCAGGCCAAGTTGGCTGGTGGTGATTGGAAAGATCGCAACCAAGTGTTAAACTATGCAGGCCGTACAGAGACAGACATGTGGGAACAGTTGATTCCGCATCTGGACTATGTAGAGCAAATTTACTTTGCTGGCGGCGAACCCTTAATGATGAAGGAACACTACAACATTTTAGATGAACTGGAACGTCGTGGGCGGTTTGATGTCAGACTGATATATAATACTAACTTTACACATGTCAAGCTGAAGGATCGCACAGTATTTGATTATTGGAAACGCTTTAAAAGTGTAGCGGTAGGAGCCAGTTTAGATGCTATGGGCCCACGTGCAGAGTATATACGAAAAGGCACTGAATGGGACCAAGTAGAACGCAATCGTGCGCAAATGCTAGAAATATGCCCCAATATAGACTTTTATATAAGCCCTACACTAAGCATAATGAATGCACTACACCTACCAGAGTTTCACCGCAACTGGGTTGACAAAGGATTTATTAAACCGCAAGACTTGAATGTGAATATTTTGCAAGACCCAACGCATTTCAGAATAGACATAGCACCTGTTGAATATAAGCAACGTATACAAGTAGCATACGAAGAACACTTGGAATGGTTGCGCCCATTGGATTCACTACAGCGAGCAACTGTGGGGTTTGAGAGTGCTATCAACTTTTTGATGTCCACAGACAATTCTGCATTGTTACCTAAATTTTGGTCGGCGTCTGACAAATTAGATCACATTCGATCCGAAAGTTTATTAGACGTAGTTCCGGAATTGACATTAATCGAACAATATAGACAATAATCATGACTGATAAAATTATAGGCAAATACAACTGGCAAGATCGAATTCCCAGTTACATTCCGTTAGAACAGCTAACCGACATTCAACGGCATAGACTAATGGAAAGTAAAACTTTTTGCATGTTACCTTGGATACACTTACATGCATGGCCCGATGGCCGCGCTTATCCGTGTTGTTTAGGCAATGCTCGACATCCTGTGGGTAACTTTAAAGAAAAATCCATGAAGGAAATTTGGAACGACGACGCCATGCGGCAAATGCGAGTCAACATGCTCAATGATCAGCCTTGCAAGGAATGTAGTGACTGCTACGAGCAAGAAGAGTACGGCTTCGCTAGTATGCGCAACAACAGCAACAAAAACTTTGGACAGCACGTTGCCGAAGTAGAAGATACATTGCCCGACGGTTCCACGCCAAACTTTCAATTGCACTACTGGGATGTGCGCTTTAGTAATATATGCCAGCTCAAGTGCCGTAGTTGTGGCAGTATCTTTAGCAGTCGTTGGTATGATGATGATGTCAAGTTATGGGGTAAAGAACTGCGCCCACGTGTGCAGTTTGCTGGTCGTCATGAAAATGATGTATGGGAACAGATGCAAGAACATGTTCCGCACCTGGACCAAATATATTTTGCCGGCGGCGAACCCTTGATCATGGAAGAACATGCACGTATATTAAAGCTGCTGATAGAAAAAGGTAATACCAATGTTCGCTTGATTTACAATACCAATTTGAATGAATTGCGTTATAAACGAGAATCAGTACTGGATCTATGGAAACATTTCCCCAATGTGTGCGTGGCTGCCAGTTTGGACGACATGGGAGCTCGTGCTGAAATCATACGGTCAGGCACAAACTGGGCTCAAGTAGAACAAAACATTAGAGATTTAAAGCGTGAGTGTCCGCATATAGACTTCATGATCAGCCCTACACTCAGCATGATGAACATCTGGAACTTTACTAGATTCCACCGTTACATGGTTGATCAAGGATTTATACGAGCCCAAGACTTTAACTTGAACATATTACAAGGTCCCCAAGAATATCGTATAGATATGTTGCCAACTGATATCAAACAACAGTTCAAGCGAGAGTTTGAAGAACACATCCGTTGGTTAGAGCCGATCGACGGAATACAACGTGCCACTGGTGGATTCCGTGGAGCTATTGAGTTTATGATGGCCACTGACAACAGCCATTTGTTACAGGGATTTTGGGAAACTGTCAATGATCTGGATTGGAGCCGTAGTGAAAGTTTATTGAGTGTGGTTCCAGAGTTGGCGGCCATTGTCCAATATCGCCCCAAAGATAAAAGGATACCCCTTAAGTGACATTACCACACGATAAATTCTGCGTACTACCTTGGATTAGTTTAGAAACTAGTCCCGTAGGTACTGTACGTCCTTGTTGTCTAGCTGAAGACGAACTGGTAGACAATGCTGGAGATAAGTTTAATCTAGCCACGGCTGAGTTTAGTACTATACAAAACAGCCACGGTATGCGTCGGTTGCGTCAAGAGTTCATTGACCGGAAACAGCCACAAACATGCCGCAAGTGCTGGAGAGAAGAACGTGCAGGCCGCACTAGTAAACGTATGCATACCTTAGATCGTTTAAAGCACATGTTGGATCACGTAACAGACTGGACCGTAGACGCCAAGCCCTTGATGTTTTTAGATCTCAAGCTGGGTAACATATGTAACTTAAAATGCCGCATATGCGGATCATGGAGTTCAAGTACATTTGCCGCAGAGGAACTGGCCAATCTAGAACCCACGGAAGATCGTAAAACAAATCATCATTATCAAATGCTACGTCAAGGCGCTTGGCCCAGAGAAAATCTCAAGTTTTGGTCGGAGATAGCTCAGGTAAGCGATCAAATTGAGTATATAGAGTTTACCGGCGGTGAACCCTTTATGATACAAGAACACTTTGACCTGTTGCAGGACCTGGTAGATCGTGACCTAGCCCAGAACATAGAAATACACTACAACACCAATGGTACACAATACCCTGAGCAAGGCCCTGAGATATGGCGCCACTTTCAGCATGTAGAAATAGCCGTCAGCATAGACGATGTGGGTGATAGATTTGAATATCAACGCTCAAATGCTCTTTGGGCAGAAGTAGAAGCCAATATAGCCCGTTTTAAAACTCTACGTAGCCAACATTCTAATATGACTCTACAGGTATGTAGCACAGTGAATGTGTTTAACGTGTATTACTTGCCAGAACTGGCCAAATGGAATTATGCACAAGGATTTGACTATGTGTATTGGAACATGATGCACGAAGCCTACTACTTTAGCGTCAGCACATTGCCCGAAGCCGCAAAAGCAGATATTACTGCAAAACTACGCACCGGCAAGAGCGACGTTGCGCAAGAATTTGAACGTATCATTAACTTTATGAACAACGGTGCCAGCCTGGATGGGAAACTGTTAAGAATGAAAATAGCTGATCTGGATCGCAAACGTGGTCAAGACTTGAGAACTGTAGAGCCAGAATTTGCTGAATTAATAGGATACAATGGACCCAATGGCAACATCTGATCGACTGTGTTTAGCACCCTGGGTCCATACATATCTTAGTCCACAAACCGAAAGGCGCATGTGCTGTGCCAGCAGAGAACCTGCACAGGCATTTGAACAGTATATAGATACTGTTGCAGGCACAGGTACATACCACCCTACAACATTAGAAGCACACTGGAACGGCGATCACATGCGCAGTGTAAGACGGCGCATGATGGCCGACGAAACTTTACCTGAATGCGCTGTGTGCAATGAACAACTGCTTAATACCGACGTGTACCGTAGCTACTTTAACCGTATGTTTGGGCACTTACGCAATGACATTTATGCTAAAACAGATGATACAGGGTCAACTACTATGCAACCTGTATCATGGGATTATCGCTTCAGTAACCTATGTAACTTTAAGTGCCGTACGTGCGGGGATATGTTAAGTAGTAGTTGGGAGTCAGAACAACGTGCTAACAACATGATCAACTGGTCTAACCCAAAGAATAACTGGATGCTTCCAGAAGTACGTGAAGAAATAACTCGGTTTCAAGACAGTCAAATTGAGCAAGAGTTTAGTCAAGCAGTAGAAGAACACCGTGTAGAAGAAGTATATTGGGTAGGCGGCGAACCTTTGATGTATGAACAGCACTGGCGCTATATGCGTCGCATAATTGAATTAGGAGATGGACCACGTGTTTACGCAAGATATAATACTAACCTTAGTCGGGTTAATTATAGGGGTATTGGGTTGTATACTGATATTCTTGCCCATATTCGTGATTGGCAAATCTGCGCCAGCCTCGACGGAACAGGACCAACAGGAGAATACATCAGAACGGGATTGGACTATGTGGATTGGCTAGCTAACTTTAAACAAGGGTTAGAACTAGCACAAACACGTAGACAAATGCGTATAGACTTTACGCTAACATTACCTGGCTTGTTCGAAGTTCATAATATCCAACAATTAGCTGAAGAGCTTGATGTAGACATTTTAGCCAAAGTAGTATTCAGCTTCTCCCCAGATATCATTATGAGCCCACTTGCACTACCCAGAAAGTTATTAGACAAGACCGTGGATCGTATAATAACTCAACTACCCAACGGTGCTTTACGAGATGTATTACTACAGTTAAAACGTAGGCCCGTGTTTACCGAACAATGGAACCACGGCGAAGCCGCAGCGCAAATTGCAGTAGGAAAAAAACGTATATTACAGTTAGAACAAATCCGCGGAGACACATTGACTTTACAAACAATATTAAATCAAGACCCAGAAATAGGAGCATGGTATGACAGCATTGCTTGATCAAATAGAGTTGGACTTAGAAGATCTCACTGTGTACATTGATGTTTACGATAACAGTCTAGCACGTCGTTGGTTAACTGCTTTAAATGCAGTATTAATCAATAACTTGCATCTTGAAAAAAACTACTGCTTTTTAGGTTTTGCAGAAGGGCCGCGCCAGGGTGAATTACTCATTGCAGAGATTAATCGCAGTATCAGTGCAATTAATGCCAGTGCTGTAGACTATGCAATAGATCATACCTTTACATTGGCTCAAAGCGTAGACTCAGAGGGTGGAGTTAATCACTCAGAGTTTAATCTACTACATCGTTACTTTGAAGACTTACAGGGCACTGCTAGTAGCCCTAGTCCTTTGTATGCAACCGCTGATTCTACCACACGCTGGCATATACGTCAGTTAAACTTACTATGTCACGAGTTTGAATCTTGGCAACTTAGTTGGCGCAAGCTACACACAGCACCAGAATGGATGCGTCCCAGCCAACTCATGTGTTGGCTAAATGCTCCACGCTACACACTGGACCGAGAAGATTTTGAGCTGTTTGGCGTAGACACCATTAACAGAAGCTTGGGTGGTGTGTATGCAGGTGTTAACAAGGCCGTGGGCAAGCACCATTGGGAAGTGTTCCAGGATGAAGGGCGCGACAGTAGGATAGGTGAATTAACCACAACCAGCTTGGCCGCACAAACCTTGGCCTGTGCAGACTTTGATATAGAATGGGCCAACAATCCTGGCGCATATCATTGGCAGATAACGCGGTTAAAACAGTTCCGTGAATGGTTAACTGCAAACGGCTGGAACCCAGAAGATCCCGCCCTTACTATAGGACATCCCAAGATTGGTCAAGTTGACTTGCGGCGTAGTTTTGGTACAGAAGATTATTGCGAAATCTGGGCTCAGTTAAATACTCGTTTAAATGTGTCAGCCGTACGTACTAGTACAGCACAAGCTGTTTACCCGTATTCATGGACTGATGCAGACTATGCTCAACAACAAATAAAGGAACTCAAATGAACTGGATTCGTAACATATACAACCAAATTAAACTAGAGATACGCTATCGTAAGAAGCTGAAAGAACTGCGCAAGAGAGACCCGTTTATATACAAATGAAACTGGCACCCAATCAATATATCTTGGGCATCAGTGCAGGCTACCACGATGCGGCTGCTGCAGTAGTTGATGTACAGGGCAATGTAGTGTTTGCTGCTCACAGTGAACGTTATAGTAAATGTAAGAATGATCCTAACATTGCCAGTGGCCTACTAGCAGAACTGTGTGACTACCAGTATGCCACAGTGGCCTACTACGAGCGTCCGTGGTTACATAACCTACAACAGTTGTATTCAGGACAACGCATACTAGGACCGTGGACCACCCGCGGCGCATTACAACAGCATCTAGGTGCCTGGTATCACAAGCCTGCAGATCGTGAAGTCAGCTACCCACATCATTTAAGCCATGCAGCTGCAGGATTCCAAACCAGTCCGTTTGAACGTGCCACAGTAGTAGTAATAGATGCTGTAGGCGAGTTAGATACCGTGAGCATATATGGCGCTGAGTATGACCGACAGGGTCGTGCCGTATATAAAAGACTTTGGGTACAACGTTACCCACGTAGCATAGGCCTGTTTTACAGTGCTGTTACGCAACGTGTTGGACTTGACCCCATGCATGAAGAGTACATAACCATGGGCATGGCTGCATATGGCGAACCCTGCTATGTGGAAGAGCTTAGAGCCCTACTAGACGAGAACTTACATGTGGGTTTAGACCCAGAGTTCTTGCCCAATGCCAAAGATACAGATATCGCTGCCAGTGCCCAGGTGCTTGCAGAACAATTGATATATAACATAATGCGTCGTGCTAGAGATTTCAAGTGGAGTACTAACTTGGTCTATCAGGGCGGTGTTGCACTCAACTGTTTGGCCAATAGAAACTTAGGTGATTACTTTGAAAACGTTTGGATTATGCCTTGCCCTGGCGACGCTGGCTCTAGCCTTGGCGCTGCTGCCTTGGCCTACGGAAAGCAACTTTGCTGGAACAACGCATTCCTTGGTCAAGAAATCGCTGGAGACTATCCCGTTGATGCCATCTGTGATAGCTTACAGCATGATAGAATCTGCGGTGTCGCTAGCGGTCGGGCAGAGTTTGGACCCAGAGCTCTTGGAAATAGAAGCCTACTGGCAGACCCCCGCGGACCAGATATAAAGGAGTTAGTAAATCGAATCAAACGTAGACAACAGTTTAGACCCTTTGCACCAGTCATTTTGGAGGAGCATGTGGATCAGTATTTTGACTTGCCAGGTGGTTGGGTTGACAGTAGGTATATGCAGATCGTTGGTCGTTGTAGGCATCCTGACCTATTTCCTGCTGTTACCCATGTTGATGGCACCAGTCGCGTACAGACTGTACCGGCGGATGGATCAGGAATCAGATGTTTACTAGAAGCCTGGTATGCTAGAACAGGATGTCCCATGCTGTTGAACACCAGTCTTAACATACGTGGCGAACCCATGGTCAACGACCGTGCAGATGCTGATCGTTTTGAACAACTGTACGGTATAAGGGTACACAGTTAGCATGGACCGCGCCGTTATATTTGTGGGTGACAGCTACTGTGCCACTACAGACCAAAGCACCTATGATTTTAGCGGACGACCGCGGCATCAATGCTACGTTAAAGATAGCCCTGGGCATCCGGCCTTGGTTAGTGAACACTACCGAGCAGAACTGGTGTGCCATGGCTATTGGGGTAAAAGCTGGTGGTATAGTCGCCACCGGTTGCAACAAGCACTCAAACAGGATCCAGGCCTGTTGGCCCGCACTAGAGCTGTGGTATTTTGTCATACAGATTCGGGTAGAATAAACAGCTCCAATAAAGATCTAACTGTAATGCACTTTCCACGGCTGTATGATCCTGTCAGGCAGAACATGCCGTATGATCCAGGACTGGCTGACGCAAGCCGGTTGTGGCTCATGCACCTCCACGATTATGAATTCCAGGACTGGGCACAACAGCAGTACTTTCGCGAACTGGCACGCGAATACAGCACAGTAAAGACCATACACTTTCATTGTTTTAAGCACACGGTCCAGTACAGTGACTTGTTACCGGGCATGGTATACACTACTCCGCTGATAGAGATCTCTAAGAGAGAATCTGGTGCAGACGAGAGAAGTTTTGTACAAGATGGCAGAGCCAACCACATGAACGCACACAACAACCGGGCCCTAGCCCAGGTTATTATCAGTGCTATAGACAACTATAGTCCTGGACTACATACAATCAACCTAACAGGATTCGACCTCATATGAAACCAGTATTCCCTATACCCACCGCTCAGGACTGCCGCTAGCATGTACTTTCATCACAATAATCAAGTGGCCTGGCTCAGCATAGCTAAAAACGCATGTCGTAGTTGGGAGCGGGTGTTTGACAATCTGGGCTGGGTCAAAGAAGACCTGTGGAAACCTACTGTGGATATTGCACAGTTGGAGTTCTTTGGATTACTACGTTGGCCCACTGTGAGACACACCATGGGTGTGATTGAGTTTCTGGAGCAGACTGGTCAGTTGGCCCTGTTGCACAACCCTGAAGTGAATCGCTTGCTGGTGTCAGCTGTGTTTGATCAGCACAGCTATACAGTGAGTCAGATGATACCAGCCCACATTGTCGAACGTACCACATGGTTCATAATTGATCAGGTCAATTGGGACTACGAGCAACTGGTACAAAACTATCTACACAGCCATGGAGTAGAAATTGCCGTTCCTGTGCCTAGAATCACAGATGCTAGACCCACCACTCGACCTGGTCGAATCGAGCTGACCAAGCTGAAACAAAAATACAGCGATGATTATGCCCGGTTGGTAAAAAACTTCTTGGATGCAGATATTAAACTGTATGAACGCACAATAGGGATACAATATCTGCACCGTGGCCCTACACAGTCCCGTCTGGAATCGGTCACCAGGTCGGAATTTTATCCTTGGCTAGCCGCTGAAGACTGGCTTCAATCCTGACAGATTATAGATACTGTTCCAGTCCACCGCGGCGGCGTAGATCCTGTGTACAGCATGAAATGCCACCGTCCCAGAAGTAACTATGTCGCAGTTCACTAATGATGGGTTCAATACCGTGGCTCCTACAGAAGTCAAACACTGGCTTGTTATAAGCACTGAAGATCACATTAGATTCATCCAAGACCAAGCAGTTGACATCAAACACTGTTTCGGCCACAAAGCCGGTCCACTTTGACAGGTAGGTATCTACGAAACTAGTAAATTCTGGCGTGGGTGTTGACCCTTGCACATACCATGCTCCTGGACTAGTTTCATACTTGAACTTGCCCACTTCCATGGCCGCCCATATGCTCGAATCCCACACCTTGCATACCGACCAACCTGGAAAGTCTCTGGCCAGATCAAGATGCATGTCGTGTTTACTGCTTAATATAACACCCGGCTTGAGGATAGCAAATACAGCATCTCCGTGTCCGTCTGTTACTGCTTCGTGTATACGATAACGCGAATCCAGCACATTCGCCACTATCCAAGCTGTCTGTTCCGGTCGCAAATAGTCACTATTATCAAAGAACACATCGCGCCCTACACGTACTATACAACTAGCTGACGCACCATTTAATATGCAATCAGTATCCCACGCTGACCTGTGTGGGTTAACAACTTGATCGCCAAAGTCTGCACATATTCGATCCAGTTCCGGCATGGCCAATACACGCAACAAACGATCACCCAGACTTATCTGCCAATCACGCGGAGTCAAGGGCGGTAGCGGGGCTCCTGAACCTGCAGTCTGATGCCATACAAATGAGTCTTTGCTGGGCAAGTCCGGACGACGTACACGGGCACCATAAGTCTCTATAACGCGACTTAATGCATCTAAATCTTCTTCAGTTTCGGCTAATATTTGTTGCAACTGATGCCGCACTTGAGCATTGTCAATAAAGTCAAAATAGTCAGGACTATATGCCCGCCCTACTATGACTTCTTCAAGCGGTTGCCAACTGGTATAACTGCTGATTCCTTCGGTATTATTCATTGTGTAATCTTTCGTATAAGCTATTTAAACGATCATATTTACTGGCCAAAAATAATGCTTGATTATGTTCTAAGTCCCGTACACAGCTATTATACAGTGTAGTAGGATCTACTAGTAGTAGTTTGCGTATAGTAGCGATTACAGCTAGATAACGCTGAGTATTATCCGCAATATGATCATATGAATTATCCAACACTGTGTCAAAGGTTCTATAGCCCATACGACGTAAACTAGCAAGCGATCCTGCTGGTGCAAACAACACAAACGGGTGACCATGCTTGATACACTTAAAGGTCTTTTCGGTTAGGAAAGCACCGCCCGACCCGTCGGCATCAAAGTGAGTTTCTAATATGATACTACACGCTGTAGACTCATAGTGTTGTGCTACGTGTTGACTGTGATCATTGTGCTGTGTGCTATCAAGCGCATCACATGTGTAAGGACCTGCTGTTAAGAACTTTTCTATATCTGACCGTATATCTAGTGTATCAAGCTCGACGGGACAGTCTTCTATACGATCGCCTACTGTTATGGCTGTATTATAGCTCCACACAGCTGATCGCAACAATTCCTGGCGTTTAAGGTCCGTTACAACCGACGCTCGCCACCACTTGTGCGATCTAGACAATAATAAAAAACTTGACCTCATGGGAACCCCGGTTTTAAGGAATTCTGGCTGTTTTGCTGGTATTTGACTATTTCTCATATAATATAATAACTCATGATCTGCGAAGTGTACACAGCGTTCTATAGCATCTGCTGCTGTGTTTCCTGACACTAATCTATATACGTCCACGGGCAAGTCGTTCTTGATACATAGAGCATCTAACCGTTGTTTTATCCTTTTCGGGTCATCACCTTCATGATAATAAAATAATATCCTTAGGTTGCGTGTATTATCTGCTAATACGCATTTAATGTCGGGCGGTAACAGTGCTACATAGTCTATCTCAAAACAAAAGAACCCAAACTGTACAGGATACCAGTGTCGCGCAGTATTAGCACTGTGCAAATACTCAAGGGTAGTCTTTAACTCAAAAAGATACCCATGCGCTTCACAGTGTGTGATCAACTCAACAGGTACTGTATACGGTCGATATTGTGAAAACTCACGCCAACTCTGTGTATACGGTTCAGCGGCATGAACAGCTAGATTGGGATATGCTCGCCCACGTTGGATACGATCTACGACAAATCTGAACATAGGGTCTTTAACATTTGCTTTAATTCAACCTCTAGCACATCCCTGAATCCACCACGGTAGAAATGGTTCCAGTTGTGCTCTACTACAGGCAAAAGATCTTGTTGCAGTTGCTTTTTCGCAGCAGCGCTTCGCGCATCTATCTCTAGTAATAGCTGGGCCACGGCCTCGATTCTTAGCACTGGGTCAGTTATGGTATCGTAGGTTTCATCTATATACGGAGCAAATGTTCTAAATCCGTATTCTCTCAAGTATTCGAGACTGTGTGCGGGTGCTACCAGAACAAACGGCATTTCTAATGCTATTGCTTTGAATGTTTTTTCTGTCAAGTGAGTTCTGCGCCCAAAATACACTGTTTCAGTGGGCACATATATCATACTGTCGGCCGCTTCGGCCCAGTTGCCCAATTGATAACTGTGCATCAGTTGTTCTGCTTCGCCCTCAAATGTACAGGGCAAATCAGCCTGTTTAAACACTTGCTCTATGTCGGGATATATGTTATTATACTTGCTAGCCACTTGGCTTATATCTACACCTTCGTACTGGCAGAATCTTGGTGCTGATATATGGTTATGTTGCAGGTTGTTTTTGAATATGTTATAAAGGAATAGCACACGATGATCTCTTTTACCACCCACAATACGATTGGGACTCATAAAGGTCTGTTGTGGATCTCGATCTCTTGCACGGGCTATTAAATATGTTTGATCATATCCGCGGAACCAATCTAAACAAGCCCATCCGTGATAAAAATAATAGTGTGCTGTCCAACCGTATTGTTTGGTCAATTCTTCAACATATTCGCCCTTTTCTGACACTACAATATGTCCCAAGTTAAACAGTTCGGTATTGTGTTTTCTAAACTCGGTAAATTTATCACGGCTATTTCTATAAAAATCAATAGCATTGCTGGGCTGACTCATAATAGCTTGTTTGGCCTGTGCTTGATAGTCAGTATCGGGCCAGTTTAATCTGGGGTTAACTAGGTGATCTGCAATGCTGTTTTGAGATAATATTAAATCGTAATTTCTCAACAGCACTTCGTCAAATAACGGTTTAAAAATGTCCAAATGTACAGGTTCTTGATCGTGAAAGTATATGTAATCAGTTTCTACTGCATCATCACTGCCCATGTTAAATAAACAATCAGGGCTGGTATTGCCCGGTGGATCACAAAAAAATACTCTAGTTCCAGATTTATTTTGCTCTATCCAGGGCCAGAAAGTATTGTTGTATATTTCGTCTATTCTAATCATTTATGTTTGATATCTTTTATTCGGGAACTAAACCCAACTTATTTGCTCACGAGCGTGAAGCTCGAGATATAGAGCATGCACGGACTCTAAGTCGTACTAGGTATTTTTGGTGGACCAATTATTTAACTGACTACACAGACTTTGACTTTTTATTTGAGCCGGTGCCGTGGCAAGCAGAATATACTCATACTTGGCCCAGTCAATGGCATGAGTATTCGGGCACTTATCTTGTACCCGTAAATAATACACAAATACAATATTATTTTAATCAGCAAATACTGCCAAATCGAGATAGTAGCGGCAATTATAATAAAATAAAAGATAATATTGGCTTTGATTATACCTGGGCACCACATCCGTTTGATCCGCCATTTAATTACGTTTTTGGTAATCAATGGTATCCAGCAAATAAAATGCCCACAGTAGAATATCGGATGCCAGGCGCAGAAGAAACAAAATATATTTTTACTCCCAGAGCAGAGCTATTATCTAACAAAGACGATTGTTGGCAGACTTTAATTGCGTGTGAGTTTGATTATTCGTGGGTGCCCGATCCTGGCGACCCACCTTATATTTACATATTTGGTAATCAGTGGTGGCCTGCTGTTAAAATGCCCACAGTAAAATATACTGTGCCCGGTGCAACTGAAATAAAGTATATGCCTTATCCTAGGGCACAATTACTAATTAAAAATAATCAAGATAATTGGGAAATACCTGCAGATATTGATGCAGAAACATTTGATTATTCGTGGGTGCCCGATCCTGGAGATCCGCCGTTGGTATATCAATTCGGCACACAATGGCAAAAAACTGGTGGCCCTAAATATCGTGTAGCAGGTGCAACGGAAATAAAGTACATTACAGAACCCAGAGCTGATAAAATTGTGCAAGATAATAATTGGACAATTCCGGATAATGTAGATACTAGTTCATTTGATTTTACCTGGCATCCGGACACAACAGAACAACCCTACATATATCAATTTGGTACACAGCATCAACGCACAGGTGGCCCACAATATCATGTTAAAGGCGCAACAGAAATCAAATATATTGATCAAATTAAAATTAAAACAGAGCGTGTTGCGTCTGCTATCTACGAAATAGATCATTTAGATGGTGCTGCAGGGCAACGTGCTGATGTGTTTCGAACTGTTAGATATTTTGACAATTATTTAGATACATTAAAACGCATAGCTAAAAATGCTCCAGATGATCAGGAGTTTGTTTGGATTTGCTCCAGCATCTGTGATTATAAAGATTTTGACTTTACATGGCATCCAGAAGTATGGCAAGCAGGTATGCTACATGTATTTCCCAGTGATGGAGAAAAGTTTGGAGATACTTTCTTTATGCATGTTCCATCATTTCAATATCGTGCAGATAAGTTACAGTTATTGGATTGGTATGATGTTAATTATATGGATAAGAGTGTGCCACGCAGACCCGTGCCCATCGTACGACATAATTATGATACACATGTAGAAGCAGTTAAACAAATAAATTTCGATGGACCCTTGGCTATTTTTACTACCGAAGATAAGCCGGATTATAATATACCCGCTGTTCCGCTGTGGAGAGAAAAGACCAAAACTATTGTGCCGTTAAGTGCTGGCGCTGGAATAACTATAATTCCTAAAGTGTGTGTTCCTTATATAAAGACGCAATTATATGATTATCCCAATATACTTCGTACACAGCGGCATTTATATTCAGATACTCCGTTAGACATAGTGTTTATAGATAATGGCGAATCGAATGCAGAACAAAATTGGACATTTTTAAATATAACAACCGCAAATAATAATAATCGAATACATCGCAGTTCAGGAGTCACGGGTCGAGTTGCAGCTTATCGTGCGGCTGCAGAATTAAGTACCACTCCTTGGTTTTTTGCTGTATTTGCTAAATTAAAAATTGATCCCTTATTTAATTTTAATTGGCAACCTGATCGTTTACAGGAACCTAAGCATTATATTTTTCATGCACAAAATCCTGTAAATGCATTAGTATATGGACATCAAGCCATGATAGCATATAATAAACAATTGGTATTGGAAAATACTGCACTGGGATTAGACTTTACCCTAGATCAAGCACACGAAGTAGTTCCTATCGTTTCAGGAACAGCTAATTATCACACAGATGCTTGGTCATGCTGGCGTACAGCATTTAGAGAATGTATTAAATTACAAAATAGTCCAGATGTAGAAAGTCAGTATCGTTTACGTCAATGGCTTACTAAAGATACTACCGAAGAACAATGGAGTCTTAAAGGTGCAGAAGATGCTGTGGAATATTACGATAGTGTTGCGGGAGACTTTGCTGAATTGAAGAAAAGCTATGACTGGGCCTGGTTGGCTAGTTATGCTTTGTTAAAGCGGAATCTAATACCGAGTCAATAACGTATTCTACTTCTAGATCTGTTAATTCAGGATATAAGGGTAAACTTAATACTCGTCTACTTAAACTACTAGCAACACTTAATATATCAGTACCAGTATAATCTGAATAAGCAGGTAACTCGTGCAAGGGCTGTCGATAATGTACTCGAGTTTCAATACCTTTTATATCTAAATTACGTGCAAGTATATCTCTAGCATCTACATCAATAACAAATTTGTGATAACAATGTGTTTCAAAGTTATTTGCATCAATTAAACTTCTAACTCCGCTATTCTTTAAACGGCCCATCCAATATAATGCAATCGTCTTGCGACGAGCTTGCCACGCATCAATATACCGTGTTTTAATTAACATTTGCGCAGACTCTGTTTCACTCATACGACTATTTGTTCCTATATTGGTATGAGCAGGCTTTCCATTATTTGTCCACTCGCGGGCAAATTCCAACAAGTCCATGTCATCGGTTACAACAGCGCCGCCATTGCCGTAGGCATTTAAGTTTTTCATAGGATCAAAACTAACGGCAGTAGCATTACCTATTCTATTACAGTTGTTGCTTAACCAATGTTGAGCACCATCTTCTATAATTAAATCTGTGCCCCAAAAGCGATCAGCATTTACTGCTGCACCGTATAAGCCAACCAACACAGTTGCTTGTACGCTTAGGTCGTGTGGTATTTTATTTTTGTTTAATAAGCCATGTGTGTCTGTATCGGCAATATATACTTCCCAACCAGCTCGCATAAATGCATTGGCAGTGGCCACATAAGTCATTGCAGGTACGACCACCCTGGGTGGATTTGTGCTGGTTTGTGCGCGATAGTATTCGGCTATTATTTCTAAGGCTTGACTACCCGAGTGACAGGTCACAGCATACTTAGAGTGATTCTTTCGAGCTAACCAGTTTTCAAATTCAGCAGTATAATTGCCCGCCATGAGTTGACCCGAACGTAGCACTTCATCGGTGGCATCTAAGATCTCTGTGCGGAGATTATTATACTGTTTTTTGAGCCCAGTAAAGGGAATTTTAAGCCCGTTCATTATTATCTATTAAAATAAGGTGAATCTTTAATCCATTTATAGTACCTTTGGAACCCTTCTTCAACATCAACTTTAGGATCGTAGCCAAGAATTACTCTAGCACGATTGATATCTAATGCTCCGCGACTGGGAAAGTCTGCACTTTTGTCTTGAACTTCTACTGTTCCTTTGCCTACAATTTCAACAATCATTTCTGCAGCTTTTAATAGTGTAACTGAATGTGATTTTGTAATATTATATATGCGATTGGCACTCATGATACGGGTAGTGGCACTGACAATTCCGTCAACAACGTCGTCAACGTAGGTAAAGTCCAGGGTTTCCTCTGCACCATTTACTCGAAGGATTTCTCCGCGCATGGCAGACAGCATGAATTTTGAAACAACTCGATCCTCGACATCAAGAGGACCATACACAGCACTGGGACGAATAATAGTATAATCAAAAGCCCCGCGACGATGGTAATCTTTGACCAGTTGTTCTCCTGCCAGTTTCATAATGCCATATTGTCCAATAGGGTTGCATTCACTGTCCTCGGCAACCTGATCTTCAAAATCACCATATACCATTGAACTGCTAATATAAACAACACGTTCTACTTTATGACGTTTGGCACTCTCTAGAACATTAATCAAGCCTTCCATCATGACTTGCGCACCCCACGCAGGATCGGCATTGACTACTTTTTGCCTGGGAAAACTAGCCAGGTGTATAACTGTATCTGGTTTATGCTCACGCACGACCCAATCAATTCCGTCGCGATCAGTGATATCAATTTGATAAATTCTATCTGTGACAATCTTTTTACGACGCTCGGCTATCAAGTAATCCAGTTCTGCTTGTGGCACAATACCATAGGTAGTTCTGGTATCGGTAATCACACAGGTATGACCCTTTGCTTCCAGGGCAGCCACTACATTGTGTCCAATAAATCCTAAACCGCCGGTTACTAATATTTTCATAATTCTGGCTCATTAAATGTCATGCACTGTAATCCCAGTCTGGGAAATACAATATTTTCTTCGCACCAAACATCATGCGGTATTCCTGCGTTGATAACACACGGAGCAATCACTTCCATACGACCAATTTCTTCAAGCTCGTTGGGATTAGTAAACTGTTGTCCGCCTAGAGAATTTACAGTAACAGTAGGATTTAAAACCGTTGTACGGAACCATCGATTAAATGTTCCAGCAGTATTGTGTATAGGCCAACTCAGCTTGTTCACAGCCGGCAGAGTATCAATGTGAATTCCACAACATTCTCTGGTTTGCCCCACAGTCAGTGCTACAGAATGCAACTTTAATCCCACACCGTTGGCCCAGATATAAAATTCAGGAGCTGCCTTTAGAAACTCCACAGTGTTGAGGGGATTCCAAAACTGAGTAGTTGATTCAACAATGCCAGTTGATTGCACATAGGACTTTATCTGTTGATTGATATGATCATAATTTGCGCAATCTAATTTTTTATATAGTTTAATCATATCCCATGGCCTTGGCAATTTCTTTGTGTGTACTAGAGAAATTTTCATTTCTCCAATGATCCTTTTGCTTCATCTCTTGTATAAATGTTGTGTTGTCTGAGTATTTTTGCTCTTGTAGCAGGCACAATACCGACTGTATTTTTTTCCTGGCTTCGTTGTTGAATTTCCACTGAGACAATTTGTTCAAGGTCATTAGTCTGGCCTGCTCGGTTAAATTACTTACGCTGAGATACTCTGGATGAGTCAGCAAGTTTAGATAATAATGATCAAACTGTTGACGGTCTATCCACTCAATCAGTTCGGGTAGATAAAATACATTCTGAATATTTACTGTAACACACACGCCTATTTTTAATTTTGAGTTGGCAGATCTTATCTGTTTAAACTGATCTAGGTTAGCAACAACCAAATCCCAGTCAGCACCCTTGCGTTCATAGTTGAATTTTTCCCCGACGTTGTCTATACTAACAGTGACCACTAGCCTTTTAAATTGATCCACTTGCTTAAAGATATCTGGGCACAGAGTACCATTGGTAGTAATATCAAATATACAGTCCTGACTGTGTCCTTGATCTATCAAATACTGCATAAAATCTAAATTCTGTTTTAGCATAAGTGGCTCGCCACCTAAAAACTCAAACACTTTGATTTGCCCGGCACGCTGTTTAAGTGAATCCCAAAACTCGTTTTTCTTTTTTGCCCAGCTGGTGTTTTCGGTCCATTGATAAGCAGGATGCTGTTTGCGTTGATCTTGTGGTATCTGAGACAACTGCTCAGCTGCCACAGTTGAACTAAAACTTGGATCGCAAATGCGACATTTTAGATTGCACAAGTTTCCAAGATGCCCACCCACATAACGCAAGTTGTTTGAGACATCATTGCTTTCCCAATCAATTAGTCCCCAAATATTTTCTAATCTATAAGAAGACAATGTACGACGCGAATCAACGCCCATCTGTTCTCTTTTGGTGCAATTTGCACAACCCACAGGATCAATATTGTTTCTCATCTGATCTCTAACATTGCTCATGTAATCACTAGAGACTATGGTTTCAATTGAGTGTTGTTTGATATTGTACGGAACACCGTCTGGGTCTGTGATTGTTCCTTTGTAATCACAGCATACTCCGGCTGTGCCATCAGTCCAGACATGCAATCCAGCCCAGGCATGAGCACACATTTTTTTGTTGGCGTTGAACAGTGGAATTGTATCTAAACACAGCACGTCAGTTCTTGTTACCTGTGTTTGATGTACAGTAATTGGAGAAGTCAGTGATCTAAAAAAATCTGCTGTTTGATGTTGATTGGTATAAATTTCAACAAAGTAGGGACTGATGTCAAGATAGTTAATTATACTAGCAACATGATCTAGTGTTGCCGGTTGTAACGGTTTAGCATTACATAAAATAAATCTATAATTGTTGTTGTAGGCCGTCTGTTGAAATGATACTAGGGTTTTATAAAATGTAGAACTGGGACTGTGTTCAAGATCCTCAAGAAAGATCCAGCAATCAACTTTATATTGTTTACTTAAATCACTTTTAAGTTGCTCAAACTCTATTATTTTCATTTGCCCCACCGTAGTAAGTATTCTGTGGCTAATTGATCTTCTACTAGACCGTACACAATGATTTTGTGTCCCCAGTTGTGTTCATCGGCTCGTACAATGTATTGTGGGTCTGAACAGTTTTTCATCGCCCACTGACCTTGTTCTGTTTGTTGCCACTCATATAATGGTTGTGCGACATAGAGTTCTGGATCCTCTACATCGCCCATACTAAAAGAATGGAATGTAATTTTTTGCACTTATTTTTTCTTGTGCAATTCTGCTGTTGCCACACGTTGGCGCAGTCCTGAACTACTAAAACTATGATCTCGTCCATTAAAAATTGGAACAATACCGCGAACAGTTCCTTCTTTTTTACCAGTATATTCTTTGTCTTGATACTCAACACCAAGTACACGAACATCCAACGGAAGTATTAGCAATAGGTCTACTAGATCCTGTTCGGTTTGATATACTACTACTTCATCCACATAACGACATGCAGCCAGCTGTATTTGACGCTCCACAATACTTTGAACTGGTTTGTTCTTGGTATCAGGACGATCAATTGTTGGATCTGTTTGCAAGCCAGCAATCAAATAATCGCAATGATTCTTTGCTTCAGCCAACATGGCAATATGTCCTGCGTGTAACATGTCAAAGGTACTGAAGGTAATGCCAATCTTTTTACCTTCTTCTTTGAGTTTACGTATGTGATTGAATATCATACTACCATTATAACAGAAAGTCTGTTAGTTCACAAGAAATTCAGTGACCATTGGGAAGATTAATTCGAGTGCGACGGCACATGCCTGCGCAATTTCTCTATGTTCCTTTTGTGTTTCTGGACCACTACGCAATTCAATATAGTGCAACCAGCTACGAAGAGTGCCTTGCATATACAAACGACTAGTGGTAATACCTTCTGGTAATACAGCACGAGCCTGCTCTTTAGCAATACCACTTCTAATAGCCCAGTTGTACACTTCTTGAGTTGTTTCGACCACTCGTTGTTGCTTTAATTGCCAGGCTGAACTCAATGCAGGATCTTCAATTTCAATACTGTTTTGGCGATTCTTAGTGTCTTGCAGTCTAGCTTCTTTGTATTCTATGCCCAAGTCTGCTACAGCATACCGCTGGCTAAACTCTTGAAATGAGAAACTACGATGACGTAGGATTTGTCTAGCAATATCGCGTGTGGTTTCAATTTCTAAACAAGCCGACACCATTTCTAATGGACTCCAGTGCTGGTGTTTGATAAGATAGCGAATGAGCTTTTCGCTGGTGTCTGTGTTGGTTTGATTACCAGGATTGCTAACTCTAGCGCAGAATGCAACCAACTCTTGGGCATTTAATATACCCTGGGCCGCTAATTCTGCGCTAGGTTGGCTCGACGAAACCAGTGAGACTTTCAAATTTTTCCTAACAGCTTGTCGGTTTCGGGTTGTACAAGATTTGCCACAGCAGTAACATCTACCACAAAGTCTACATCGCGAATTTGATGATCGTTCTCACTAAAAAATCTAGTGAGCATCTGTTCAACTTCTGCTAGGTCCAGGCCCTGCTTTAACAAGGTATGAACATTGATAGTTTTTTGTTTACCACCTGCAAGTTTAATTACAACTTTCTTGATACATTCTAAGGGAACATCAGTTTTGTTTACATCAGCAAGAATGTGTTCCCATTGGGTTAAGAAATCATCCGTGTGTTGCATCTGCCGCCACAGTCTTAGGTTTGTTAGGACCACGGCCGCGACGCTTAGGCGCTTCCGTAACTGGGGCTTCGGATTGTACATTTGGTGCTACGGCTCTTGCTGACACTGTAGGATCCATACGTTCTGCATCTTTCTTCATTCTAGCAGCTTCTGCTACCATGTTTCTAGCATTGATTTCCATGGCTTTAGCCTGCGACAACATATTAGCGGCAATGTCGCGATCACTTAAGGCACCGTCTTGTCCAGCCGTTAATGTTGGAGGTACAACCATGCCTGGGTTAGCGGCAGCAACTTGCTGGGCCTTGTAAGCGGCTTCGGCGGCACGTTTAACGTCAGGAGCAACCATACCACGGCTAGCATCATTTTCGGCCATCTTCTTGATAGCAGCTTCACCCTGCTTCATTTCGTTTAGCATCTTGTTAAGTTCATCCAACCGAATCTTGGCATCTGGTGTTGGAGTTACAATAATATCACTGGTACGAAGTTTCTTAATCATACGCTCTTGGTGTAGAGTTTCTAACACAGGACGACCATCGGGCAAATAACTACGATGTAGCGCATCGGCAAGCTCTTCGCTTTGTTGTGCCACATCGCTTTCTAATGCCTTCTGGATTGAGTCTTGCCAGTGTGCGTGTAGCGTGTCTGGATAGATGACCAAGCACATGTGATCTTCGCCCGGGACCTGGCGGAACAGGATACAGACTTTACGGTCTCCGTGTTTACCTACGTGTTTCATAAATGCCATGTTATTCTCCTTGAGTTTCGCCGGCTTCAGCGTTTGTTGCTTCTTGGGCTTTCGCCTGTTCAATCACTGCTTCTAAAAATACAGTGAGCTTGTCATACACCACACCCACTTGACTAAGTTCTGCACCGCGAAATGCACCACGAGTGCAAGCTAGGTCGATAATGTTTTTAATAGTATCAAGATCTGCAATTGTAATTTGTGTATTATCCATATAGATATTTACGACTAATATAGGTACTTAATTTATTTTTTAAACAAAAAACACCCCATTTAGGGGTGTTTTGGTTAAACTGATGTAAAGTTATCTACGGTTTAAGTAGTAGTTAGCAACGGCGATAGCCCAGAAGACCAATGCCGCATCAAATTCACCTTGACTAAATTTTTCTGCTCCGGCAGCTGCTAGAATACCGATTATAAACCAATTAATTTCTGTAAAATTTCTTTGATACCACTGTCTAAATTTATTCATCTTCTTCTCTATTAAGTTCTAAATCCTGCCCAACCATGTCTACCATGCAACTGTAGCAGGTAGGGCAAAATGCTACAGGTAATATTCCAAAGTGTCCTTGTATGCCACCTTCGTCGTCGGCAAACTCACAGGAGCATACATTACAATTGTGATCAGTACCTACATGTTCAAATCCTACAATCATGGTGTTTCCTTAACAATGTTTTTGTATCCGGCCCAACTTGGATGAATACCATCTGGTTGTAGTCGGGTAATAGGTAATACTATATCTCCGTTTTCTGTTGCTACCTTACGAACAATTTCTTGAATGTCGGGCTTAACGGCCGGCAAGATCCAATATACCCGATTGGCTTTTGTTAGCTGTCGTATAGTTTGCAGTTCACTTTCTGTTTTAATATACTTGTGATCGTTTGATCCTAAACTGATGATAACAGTTTTAGCAATATAAGGACTTTTGCCTACATTACGATCGACCCACTGTTTGCTATTGAGTCCTCCGGTGGCATAGGCTACACATTCTTGCTTGAACATATGAGTTCCTACAGCAATACTATCACCCATTATTAAACAATCGATCATTTTGTATCTCTCAAATATGGTGGTATGTCTGTGTCTGCAATAGCCAGGCCAAAATGTTCTTTGATAATGAGATTCCAAGGCCGACCACGGCCAAATATGTTGTAACTGTAGGCCAAGTCAGCACAGTCCTGAATGATCAATTGGGCAAACAAGTCTAAGCCTTCTTGATCAGGATTATCATCGATACCTGCGGCCTGTTTAAGTTTGTTAATATTCTCGTTCATATTAAGTCTTTAAACATTCACTACGATGGATTACAGTGTACTCTGGTATGGTGCGCCAACTAAGTATGCCAACCCATATAGCCATACATACTGCAAATCCAATCCAAAATTGTTTTGTCATTCGCTAGTATCCACAGCAACAATAATAATTACTACCGCAATCAATACGAAAGTAATCCACATGGCCATTAGTAGTTCTCCTTAACGATGTAATATTGCGGCTTCGTATATTCTTCAACGATCCGTTGTTCTTTGATAAATCGATTCATTTCGGGTGCCGTAAAAAACATTTTATGTACTACCGGCTTGTGAGTTGCAGTATCTACTACACTTAGGTACCAGGATTTGACAGCCATTATTTTTCACTCCAAGGATCATATGCAGGAATCTCAACAAACAAGTATAAGATACAAAGTAATGCAACAAAATTAAGTACAATATCGATCATTAGTGTTGACTTTCTTCTTCATAGTAAGCGTATTGACCAAACGGTGGCACAATGCTTGTGGTACCGTGCATGATAAAAACTGTATCGCAATACTGCTCATCACCCCACGACCCATTAGGATAACCGTCTGTGAACATGATATGACGCTTGGGTTCAATTTCGTTAGCTTTGAAGTATTCAAATACTGAATCAAAGTCTGTACCACCACCACCGTGGATTTCATAGCCGGTGATATCATCCAAGTTCTCTGAATCAAACTGTCGAGGATTGTAAACCTGCGTATCAAATGATAATACATGAATGCGATATGCTGGAAATTGTTCCATGATACCTGCTACTTCACTTAGGAAGTCTTTGAGCATGCGTTCGCCCATTGACCCGCTAGCATCAATACTGACAGCAATATCAATCATTGGATCCAGCTTCATACCGGGCATAACGGCATCCATATGCCAACCTCTGCGACTGTTGCGCATCCAGGTGTAGTCACTCTTGATAGTGCTTTCTAATTGCATACGGAGCAATTCACGCCAGTTCATCTTGGGTGCAGTCATGTCTTCAATAATACGCTTGACACCGGCTGGCAAGTTGCCTGCACCATCACTGGCACTTGCTGCGGCTAAGACAGCTTCTTTAATTTCGTCACGTATTTTTTGTTTTTCTTCTGCACTTATTTTAGGACGACCTTTACCCTTACCACTTTTTTCATCGCCATCACCTTCACCACTGGCATCGTTGCCTTCGCCATCTAAGTGTTCGTCTAGCATTTTGTCAATCAAACTGCTGATGTCGATCTTTTCGGCATTTTCGTACAAGATATCATAGATCTCTTCTGAACTCATACCTTCGTATTTGTGATCATATAAACAAGGCACACTGGTAATAAACTCGCCTACCCGATGTTTCTTCAAGTCGCCATTTACACAATAATCATTGGCAATATTAAACAGCATAGGATCACGATCTCCACGACGACCAAAGTGATCATACACACAATGCAAGACCTCGTGACCAAACAAGAATTCAAGTTCTTTGGGTTTGAGCAGCTCTACAAATCGAGTATTATAATAAAAATTACGCCCGTCTGTGGCGGCAGTAGGACACCATTCGTCAGCATTTACTAATTTCAGTCTAGTGGCCAAGTTACCAAAAAAGCTGGCACGGAGCAATAAACCCACACGGGCAGTGATCAATTTTTCACGAACTTCACGATCCAATTTAGGATCAGTAGGACCACACAAATCTTTGAACTTATCTGATTCTTTTTTGTTTACTGAAGTAGCTGTGCTCATAAGTGTCCTAATTATTAACTATACTACTATTATATACGAAATGGAATTAATGGTCAACCGTTAGTTATTGCGGTATTTTAACATAGATCCTCTTTGATCCATTTATTAACATAGCCATCAGCCACAAGATTGCCTACAATACCTGTTAAAATTTTAGTCACCTGAAGAATCATATCGTTAACCCCGTTAATATGCCAATCAAATTTGTCTTCTTTGATTAGATTGTTCTCTTTTAAAAAAATTAAATCTTTTTTCATCGCTGAATATACAGACAATCTAATTAATTGAAAGTTAAAAAAATTTGCAGGTTCGTGTTCAAACGAGAGTAGTTCTTTATGCAACTGATTTTTATGTAGACGCCGTTTCAGTAAAGGGGTATCTATCACATAGCAACCACCTACAAGAAACGATCTCCAGGCCATTACCTTATCATGTCCGTATGTGCAATAAGATGTTGTCAATAATGGAAAATCTTTGAATAACGATTTACGCCAGGCCATATTACTACCAATCAGACGGTCATCTCGATCTGTGATTACATCGGCATATTTTACAGACTCTACTTTTATATTAGATAAGGAAAAATCTTTTGGCTTGCCTAGTGCTTTTCCTTGGCTGTCAATCATTAAAGGATTCACAAAAATCATAGATACGGTTTTATCTTCTTGGTTGAATGCCTTAATCAAAACCGAACACCGAAGAGGGTGTGAGATGTCGTCGCCGTGAGCTTGACACACCAACTCGCAGGATGCTTTTTTGGCCAACAAGTGTAGGTGATCTCTTATTAACTGTGATGATCCAATACGCATCAAGACTGTGTGTTTTGATCCATGTTGACTGATGTAGTCAACTACTGCCCGATATGCAACAACAAAAGTATCATCGGTAGAAGCGTCATCTGATATCAGGATCTCGGCCACTACATCTTGTTGCGCTAAAACTGAAACAACTGCATCGGCAACAAATTCCGTACAGTTATAAATGGGCATGACTACGGAAATTTCTGGGTGATCTGCTCCTTGGTGAACGACTACAAAGTTGTCCTTATAGATGCTTGAATCGTTAATCATACTCATGCCCGGGAATTCCAAGATTTTTTGAATATTCTTGCGTGTTGCGATTTATCAAGGTACTGGAGCCAATAAAACTTCCATCAGCAATGATGATTGAATTCAATACCGTAGTGTTCAAACCAATATATGTTTGCGAACCAATTGTGGTCCTGCTACCCACCGTAACTTCGGCTGATATGAAGCAGTGGTCTTTGACCACACAGTGATGTCCTAAGTTAACACCGGAACGAACGATTGTGTTGTTGCCAATTGTAACAAAAGGTTGCACTACGGCGCCTTCGTATATTAATACATTTTCACCAATGTTAACATTCGTTGCTACCATGGCTTGGCTGGATATGTAATTGATAAACCGGTAGCCCATGGTCTTGATTAACTCGTAGCGAGTTTGTCTGAACACGTTGGTGTTGTAAGGATTTGATATTTGAAACCCTGCAGGAAATATAAAATCAAATTGGTCAGGCGGAAATTCTTCCTGTATGTTTTCAAATGCCACAACTGGAAGGTTTTCATAACTGGAGTTGGTAATCCTGTCTTGGTCCACGGTAAATGCTGCCACTTGGTAAGGACTGTCTACAGATAGATAATAATGAGTAGTGCTGGCCGAATCCTGATTGCCAAATATTATTACGGGTTTCATTTTAATACTTATGTATGATTTAGGTAGCGAAGCACAAAAAAGCTCATTTGAGCTTCGTTATAGAAGTCCAGATGTATCTGCGGTTCATAATGATAACGATTATGGAATCCTTCGCTTTTCATTACTTCCCACGTGTCTTTGTCATGCTCGACCAGACCTTTGTGATGACGTATGGTAAATCCTAGTTCACGTTTCATACGCCAGCTGACCAACATGGTGGCACGACCGTGTTCTTCCAACAAGCGATGGTGTAGTTCCTCAAACTCACGCACACTATGGAATATGATTAGATTCTTTTTGACAGTGGTTTTCATTCTTTACACAAATCGTAATCTAAACATTAAGGCATCCTGCTCATTGCTAAACCAATAACAATCTTCGTGTGGTCCCTCTACTACAACTGCCATGGTCATGTCTGGAAAATCCTTCCACCATGACTCATTCCATACACCTATATTGACTTGACACCAGAGCTCGCACTCGGTATAGTGAGTGTAAGTTTTAACTGGAATAGTTAATCTAGGATTACGATCAATCATTTGTATTTCAATCTAAACAAGGTAGCATCCGCTGGATCAACAAAGTAAAAGGCCGCGGCCTCATCAAAGTAGGCACTAACATCCGATGTTTCGACCAACTCTGACCATACTAAACTTAACTTATTTGCCCAACAGTATTTTTTCATTGCCCACATACGAAACGCAGGATCGTTGACCACAACCAAGTGACATTGGTCCAGTGCCGATTCAGCAGGTCTAGGTAGGGTGTAGTTGTTAACATGCATTATTGGCCAAACTTTAATAGGAACATGGTGTACTTCTTTTCATCTATAACGGCATAGTCTAACTTTATGTCATCGCCATCATAAACTAGTTTAACACCATAGTATTCTTTAACATAGTCGTAGAACGTAAGAAAACCTTGCCCAACAGGTACCACTTGTGCTAGTGCATCGTATTCATTCTTAACTTGCTGTAAGCGCAGGAAGTGTGTAGTGTCACCACCTATGATAGTGTCTAATCTGGCGGCGGTGTTGATGTAGTATTCATCCTGGCTCATCTTGCCACCATTTGATTGTTTTTGCCTTGAGCTTGACTAAGGTAAACTCGTGAGGATCCACTGACCGATGTCCATGCCAGATTGGATGTACTTGGTATACACCGTTACGATTTTCTACCCATACTCTACTACTGCGAGCCACAAACTCGTCGTGCGTTTTAAAACACATCTTGCCATTGTCTGCCGGGCTACAGTTGGCCATACACCACCACCGCCACTTGTCTCCGTGCGGTGTACTGTTATACTTGGGATCTATTTCGTAATAGTAATTCATTTAGCCCACTTCAATTGAAAATATGTTGCCCATTGTTTGTCCTTAAAATCAAACTCCACTGTGGCCGGAGTTATTATATCATCGCCTAACCATGTATTTACTGCCGGAGTGAATCGCCAAGTGTAATCAACGTCACGACGCAGGCCTTGATCTGCAATTTGATCGTTGTATAAGAAAGCCTCGTGGGCTGTTTTAACTGTGATCTTCAACCCCATTGTAACATGAACCAAGTGTAATCTTCGTCGCGGTCGAATATATAGTAAACTGTTTCAGCAGGACTATTAGGATCAATCCTGCACTTAAACGCTTCACGCCAACGCCGTCCGTACTGTCTAGGCTGTTCTAAATTCTCAACAGGTAATGTCCGCCTGGCATTCCAGTATGCATGGTTAAACGCATCGTCTAGGACATTAACTCTAATCATGACCACCTTAACATAAACAACACATAGTCTGAATCCCATTCGAATTCAAACACACCTTCGCTAATGAACAACCAAGGCCCTTCACAATGCTCGTCGCACCATTTGATACAAGGTGTCCAACCTTGATATCTGTGACCTGACACTGGATCTGAATTTGCTATGGGTGCCATAACACTAGCTATTTTCATACCGGATTACCGTGCCGTATCTTAAACCAACTCAATTCTTCGTCGCCACGTAGGTAAACAGTACAGCCGGCTAGTCTAATCTCAAATCCCCAATGCGGATTGTATATAGTATCACGATCAACCTGTTCAGCTAGTCCATAAGTCTGCGATAGCCATTGCCTTACTGAGTGGAACTCCAACATTCGACCTATCCTAATTAGATACTTAAAATGATTGTTCGGTCTAGTGTCTTCTAAGGTATAGTTCATAGTATAAAAGGTTGGAGGGCGGTGCGAACACAGCCCGTGTAATACCGCTACACCACCCTCCTTGGACGACTAGGCGGATGCCTGTAAAATGTACTTGCCGTAGCGTTGATGGAATTCATCAAAGTTCTTGAGCTTGGTAGGCTGGAACGGTAAGTTGTATGTGGTAAGCGCAATTCTAGCACCCATAACAACCAACTCGGTTTCAAAGTTCTTCATCATGTAAGCAAAGAAATTATCGGCCATTTCATGGAACTGCTTGTCAGATACCTTTTGCTCAATTGCGGCTTTGAGCTCATAGCACATACTAATTACCAGGCTATACATAGCTGATACCTCTTTGACATTCAACTCTTTTTCCTTGCCTGCCAGGATATCTTCTGGCTTAGGCATCTTACCAGCAATCTTGCGGTGTGCCATAAACTTAACAGCAAGGCCTTCACCTACAGTGCCGGCAATCAGGTTCATGATTGTGTCATCATCGCTGTCGTCATCTTCCAACAATTCGCTTACGAATGTCCATGAACGTGGTGTTGCAAAGGCGCGGCTTGCTGACTTGGCATCAAAATCGTAGAGATCCTGCTTGGCGTATGAAATGTAACCTACTACATCTTTGTGAATGTTTTTGTTCACTGCCCACTCTTGCCAGCTTGAAAAGTCACATTTCATTTCTTGATGAATGAAACGATTTGCAAGTGGAGTTGGCATACGATATGTGACACCTTTGTCACTTTCTCTATTGCCAGCAGCAACCATTACTACATTGTCAGGCAGTATGTATTTGCCACTACGACGATTTAGGATCAACTGATAGGCCGCGGCCTGTACACTAGGAGCCGCACTGTTGAGTTCGTCAAAGAACACAACCACAATAGGATGCTGGCTAGCGAATTCTTCTGTAGGAAGATCGATAGGTTCGGCCCAGTCCATCTTGCCGTTGTCTTTATTATAAAACGGAATACCACGAATGTCTGTCGGCTCCATCTGACCCAAACGAAGGTCAATCATTACACCACCAAGTTCAGCAGTGATGTCTGCTACCAATTCACTCTTACCAATACCAGGAGGGCCCCACAGGAATAGTGGGCGTTGTTTTTTAAATGCTTTGAGTAGACTCTTGCGAGCTTGAGTCGAAGTGACGGTTCTTGTTTCTGACATGAGGGCTGTGTCCTATAAATTGTGATTAAAATTAACTACTATACGACTATTATACTATTAAAGAGATTTTTGTGTCAAACGGTCAAAGATCTGCTGTTGTAAAACGACAACATCTTCATGGCTTACATAGAAGTCGGTGCGTGGGTCATAATACTCTCCAGCTCGGGGATCGTAGTATAGGACAGCACCACTAGGGTAATGAAAAGGTCCTTCTAAGCCTGCACGTGGGCCAAAGTTAGGATCATGTTGGAAAACGGTGTAAGCCATCTTGAACTCCTTTTAATTACTATACAACTATTATAGCAAAATGGAAATTAATGGTCAACCACCAGCGAGAATACTGTTTATCTACTGTTTATTCTAAAAAATACTCTTTACTGAAACTTAGTTTTTGACCAAAATAAATGTTGTTGGGGTTGTTTCTCCAGTAGTCTGGTATTTTGTTCCATATATTGGCCATGCTATTATAGAAATTTTTAGCAGCCTTTTCGTTGTTGTTGGCGGAAAAAAACCAGTTGTCGCGTTGGGCAAAAAAGATGCTAGGAGTTTTGCTTTCTACATACACCGTAGGGTTCCATTTTGGGTATATCAAGGTATGCACTCCAGACGCACTCAACCAAAGTTGTGATCCATCTGACAAGTATTTGTAAGCCAAATCTGATTTTGTTTTTGTCATAAATTCTGTACGTTCATTGGCATGTTGCAAATAATTTTTAATAACATGAGCCTGTTTGATTGGGATTAGTGGAGCTTCTGGAGACCAATAAAAAAGCTCATAGTTATTGCCGTCCTTATTTTCTTTTTGTTCACGTGCCGAAATTGCCATATCAACACTTTCGATAAATCTAAATGCATATCGTCCTTCTTTAAGAGTGACTCGAGGTTTATCCAGGCCATAAATTATGACTAGCCTACGACCCGAATCTATAATATCTCTCCATTCGGGTATGCGTTCTTTTAAACCATATTTAAAACTGTGCCAGGGAGTTCTATGTATATTGGTTTCGTAACCCCAAGATTCTATCATGTCAGAGTTTTCAAACCGCTCAATTACATCCTGGGTAAAATCAATTGTTCTGAACTGCAGATCAGGCCATTTAACCTTGAGTTGTTCAAACTTAGGAGTAACCACTTTGAATATTTCAGCATTGGCTAAGTTGTCTGCGTCACCGGTGTATTCATAATTATGAAAACTAAACAGCTCGTCGATCTTGATGTTGTTGTCTACAAAAGTATCAAGGATATTATTGCTGTCTGCACCGCCGCTGTAGGCTAATATTACATAGTCATAATTTATGCGTATTTGTTCAGCACGTTGGCGATACAACTCACTAAGACTTTGCTTGGGCTCTACTGTCCAATCAAATTGATTGTAAACCTGCTCATTGAAATTCCAGTGAGGATGTATGCCTGTTTTGGTATGTAGTTCGATGGCTTCCAGTTTGCTGTAGGTCTGACAATTACCAACTTGGTAAAAGCCAAACATATCGGGGTTTTGTCTCATGACGGTCATCTATTATTGTTGTTCGCTAAAGTTTGAACTTTCCATGACTTTTCGACTGGAACGAATACTATCGCTAATAATCTTTAAAAACTCTGCGGATTCTGTAATTGGCAATGGATAGGCCATATTTTTGGCTAAAATATTTAAAAACTCAGGATCCTTGGCGGCTACACGCATAGCATTTCTCAACCGGTCAATCACATAAGCTGGCGTATTAGCCGGAGCAATTATACCATACCACGGAACTATGTTGGCTTCTGGCAACTCTAATTCTGTAAACGTGGGCACGTTTGGTAGTTCGGCCAAGCGGTTCGGCCAAGCTACGGCCAAAGGAACAGCACTGCCTGCGGCAATATGTTGATTAACGGGCATGATAATTTCAGCCATGGAATTTAAATCACCTCGCAAAAAGTCTAACAACATCTGATTAGCAGCCTTGTAAGGAATCATGGTCAATTTGGTATTGGTTTTAAAAGCAATAGTTTCCATGATCAAATGCGTATGGTTGCAATACTGTGCGCCGTAGTTAACCTTGTTGGGATTTTGCCTTGCTGTGCTGACAAGTTCTTGAAAAGTTTTTAAAGACGAATTTTTTGGCACTGCTAATACAATAGGCGAAGCTGCAAACCGCGACACAGGTGTAAAATCAGTAACTGAATTATAAGGTGCGTTCTTGACGCATTGCGGACTGATAACCAAGGCCGAAACGGTACCCATGCCTATAGTGTACCCATCAGGCTTTGCTTTTGACACCTGAGACAACCCTATAGATCCGCCTGCTCCGGTTACATTAACTACTACCAACGGCTGTCCAAGAGAGTTAGACATGGATTTGGCTATGGCACGGGCTAAGATATCCGATGCACCACCTGTTCCGAATGGCACAATAAACTCAATGGGTTTAACCGGATAAGCAGGCGTCTGTGCTTGCGATACTATCCAAAATAATCCCAAAAAAATTGTTGCAAAATATTTCATAAAACTCCTTTTAATGTTGTAAATGTTTTCGCCGTACGTTTTACTATTATACAATGTATAGCAAAAATGTCAAGCAATTTTTAGAAGCTGGCGATGAATATCGCTCACGGTGGGCGTTCTGTGTTTTTAACACAGTAAAGACATCAATATGTCAGGCGTCTGTAATATATCCGACGTCGGTGAATCCGGCGTTGCTAGAATTATTTATAACTGATCAATCCATTTTAACATTTTTATGGCCACCAAGCTATTGATAGGAATATGACCGTGTGTGTGAGCAAGAGCAATTTGATCTTGAATATAGTCAAGACCTTCGGCGTCGTGCGACAGAGAATCAGGTATGGTCAGCAACTGTTGATCCAACAATGATAACGGAATCAAGGTGTCTTTAAGCATGTCATTGTCGTATAGGCTTTCAATGCCAATATAAGGTTCCAAAAAATTATCTACATTTGAAAACATGATGTCTTGGGCTATTGTAGCATTGGCCACGTGTGACAAACTAACACCGGTAAAATCAAGCCTTCGTAACAGATCAAATGTTAAATCTGTACCTATAGGACTGTAGACTTTATTACCATTTATTCCATCCATCAACGCCCAGGGTTTTTGTAACAAGTGAGTGCGATCTATACCTATCCGGGGTTTGTAAACATCATAGGATTTCAAAGATTGGGTGTAAAATGTTTGTGAGTTTAAATAATCCTTGACCTGGGCGGAAGTTACCTGGTCTTGCAACAATAACTCGTCCACAAATACAGGTTTGTGCAATAAAATTTGGTTGCCATGGAATCCAAAAATAAACGCCGTGTCACGATGTTTTCTTAATATGCTGTGCGTAGTGTAGCACTTCAAGTGCTGTAAATCTCCATGGTTAAAACTATAGGCTATATCTTCTACAGTCATGGTCATGCGGGTAATAGATTTGCACTGTGATTCTAACCTGTTTAAAAGAGCATCAACTTTGTGTTTGTTTTCTAGATTGTTATGTAGACTCAGCTCGCTGTCTTGAGTGCGATTTTCAAAACACAATATATTGGTTCTTGGCAACAGTTTTTGCGAAATGACAAAACTCAACAACACCATTGAATCTATTCCACCACTGTAGCAAAGAGTAACTTGTGCATGGCTTTGATATATGCTTGATATGGCCCGACTTATTTGGTCATGCACCTGTTGTGTATAAAACTCTAAATTGACATTTCTTGTTACAGGCGTGCAAGACAATATATCACCATCTTGGCTGTAGATGAAATTGCCAGTGGGAATAAAATATCCAGCCCAACAACTACCCAGTTGTGAATCGGCAATATTTATAATAGGTGCATTTGATGGGCGGAAATAGACAGCTCTATCAAGTGGTTGATTCTTGATTTTAGATATATCTGTTTCTATTAGATTGTCTTTGACAATAAATTTATTGAGCTCTAGGTCTTTGTTACAAAACTGCATAAGTTAAATTACCGTCCACGGCCAGCACTACGAGTTGGCGGTTTCTTGGCTGGCCCAGCTGAGGGTTTAACTTTGGCTTTTTTCTCTACAACAGAATTAACATCGCTACTGTCTGGGTGAGTTCGACCTTGTTTCTTTGCTAATGCTTTGGCAATTGTGTCAGAAAGTTTTGACATTTCGTGTTCCTTTTTCTTTGTGTCTAGTCTTGCTACTCTGCTACAACCTCTTTTTCGACGAATCCTGGGCGAGCTTTTAGTACTGCAATTCTGCGTTGAATTTTTGGTGCAGTCTTTTTACGAGCATTGACCAGCAACTTTTCTAACTGGGTTACATTCAGCGGCCCTAAGCGTTCCCGACCATTCTTGGTACGCATTGGATCTGATTTGCGAGCTTTTTGTCCTGTCTTTGCCATGTTGTTTCCTTGTGTTATATTTTACTTATAACTGGAATAGCTGGCAATTAAAATTCTGGTGGGCCCTGAAGGTGTTTTGTGGACCCCTCCGGACTCGAACCGGAATAGTACAAATTATGAGTTTGCGGCAATAACCAATTATGCTAGAGGTCCACAAAACATCCTTGCCCTACAAAACTTGGCGGAAGCGGTCCGATTCGAACGGACGGAGGATTTAACTCCTCGGCAGGTTAGTAATCTGCTGGTTTCGGCCACTCACCCACGCTTCCGTACAACTTGGCGCTCCCGACCGGATTCGAACCGGTGTACTTGCCGTGAAAGGGCAATGTCCTAGGCCTCTAGACGACGGGAGCCTGTACTTTACCTCATGAATTGTTGTTGCTTAATGGCCTTGTTGATAGCTTTGATGCGTTGGTTGGCGTCCATGATACTACGGCTAGCCGATTCGCGTTTTTCACTCTTGGTCCACTGTCCTGCAAGGGTACGGCCTAATTCACTTGATGTTTGTTGTGGCTTTGCCATGCTATTTTACCTTTGCTAAGTAATCAACTAAATTGACCTGCCCTGCTTGGATTTCATGCAGTGCATCTACGCAGGTCACATAACGGTTGGTGTCTTCACGGTGAACACGTTTGAGTTCACGCAGTCGTTGTGCGCCAATTAGGACCATGTCATAACGTCCGCCGCCAGCTTGACGTACACACTGTTCCATATCAATCGCTGGGCCACGACTTGCAATTCTTGCTTTCATGATATCTCCTGTTGTAAAAGTGTATTATATATTAAATTGATGGCAATGTCAATATGAGTATGCTCATTTGATCTTGTTAAAATTGAACAACGGCACGTTGATTATACCGGCTCTTTATTTGTTATATTTAAATATTCTTGATATAGTTCTTCCCAATTTAAAATTATGTTTTTAAAAAAATAAGGACTTTTTTGATGTACCTTCCCAACTCGCAATTCATTGTATTCTAAGCCCAATTCGTCAGCAAGAAATTTTGCCCCTTGATCTATTAGATCTTCGTAGTAAATTGTTACAACTTTTTTATAAACAGATAAATTAACTTTATGGTCCCAACTACGCTTTGATTTTAGTAAATTAATAAATTTTAATTTGTCAATGACAGTTGGCTCTACAACTTTGCTACTATAATCTTTACCGCTCCATTCATTGACTATGTTGGCTACAATAACACTCATTAATTGAGCAAATACATCTTTCCTGAGACTTATTATTAAAGTTACAGTTGCTGGATCTAAATCTTTGATTAAATTAATGTCATGCAGATGTATTACTACATTTTGATCTTTAATATGTTGCCGACATTCTTTTTCATTCATCGGAAGCCATAGCCCGTACGCATCAGCTAATCCTCCTTTATTAAACGGAGTACCTGCTAACATCTCTAGTATAATATGACTTCCGGTTCTTCCTGGAGAAAAAATAGTATAGACACTGTTCATGCCCATATTTATAGATCAATTCCGCTTGTCTCAATGTTTCCATTCGTTATAAAAATTTGTGTGTTGACCGTTAGCATGGTACCCTGGGGAGGATTCGGACCTCCACATTCCGATTTCTTGGACCGGTGACTTTACCTGTTTGTCTACCAGGGCTAATTTTTACATTGTTACTTGTGTGGTACCATTACCGTTTTGAAAACCTATTACACCACCTTCTGCTTCGATCCGTTTAATTACATCTTCGAACAGTATTGGAGCAAAATCAGTTTGCTCAACACAAACACAGTGGTAGCGCACATCGTTCTCATCACTGTAAAGAAGTTCTCCGGTCTTGACGTTTACTCCACGAATTTTCTTTACGCGATTTGCGTGAGTATGTCCGTGAATATTGACTCCAAAACGTCCTAAGCTTTCTGGGTGAACCGGAATGTGACTAAGTATCATTCCGTTCATAACATGGTATCCACGTAGACTTCTAAAGTAAGGAGTGTAGTCCTCGTCTTTAAAGATATCATGGTTGCCACGTATAAGAACTTTGTCACCGTTGAGCCTGTTCAAGATAGGCAAAGCCCGGCGGTTGATAACCACATCACCCAAGTGATACACTTTGTCATTAGGGCGAACACGGTTGTTCCACGCTTCGACCATAAACTCGTCCATTTCTTCCGGAGTGTCAAATGGACGCAACTTGGTTACACCATCATTACGGGTGAAGTGGCACACACCTTTGTGACCAAAGTGAGTATCGCTTACTAAAAATACACTAGGCATATGTGCCTCCTTTCTTTGTGATTGGCGCCGGTCTAAGGAATCGAACCTCAATTAACGGTTTTGGAGACCGCTGTAATGCCATTATACCAGACCGACCTGGAGGTGAAGGTTGGATTCGAACCAACGATTGTAGAGATTTGCAGTCACTTGCCTTGGACCACTCGGCCACTTCACCATAATACATTAATCTTTAACTTTAAAATATAGCGGACTTTGGTCACGAGCCTGAATCATGTCTGCAGCCCTACGAATCTTATCTTGAAACAGTTTGGTCTTGAGTTCTTCACTCAGTGTTAAATTACTAAATTCCCAAGCCTGTCTCACAATACGATCGTTTAATTTTGTAAAATCTGTCATGTTATCCTTTCCTCTAAATAAAAAACCCCGGAGTGTTAAGTCCAGGGTTCTTAAATACGATTTAAAACTTATTCTATTCAGAACCCCTTGCACCATCTTCGCAGACCACTGGCCACAGATTGGATTGCCCAATAATGAGTAGGGTTGACAAAGAAAGATGCAAGTTATTATTCATCATAGCAAGTATTATACAAGGGTATTTATACTTTGTCAACCAGTATAGTACATAAATATTCCATGCTTAAACTCCACGAAATTACTCGACTTCAAATTGAACTTACTACTCGTTGTAACTCTCGATGCCCCATGTGCATGCGTAATTATCGGGGGCTTGAGTACAATAGCGGATATCCAATAACTGAGTTGTCTTTAGAAGATATTAAAAAAATATTGAAACCAGATTTTTTAAAGCAAATCGACCATGTGTTGTTTAATGGTAATTTGGGAGATTTTGGACTGGCCAAAGACGGAATTGAGATTGTTCGGTACCTAGTTGATAATAACTGTAATGTTAATATTTACACCAATGGTAGCATGAGAACTCCAGATTGGTGGGCACGGTTAGCACTGCCAGGAGTCAAAGTGGGATTTGCATTGGATGGCTTAGCAGACACGCACTCTCTCTATCGTCAGGATACGGATTGGAATACGGTAATTAAAAATGCTACAGCATTTATTGCCGCCGGCGGCACTGCAATTTGGAGATTTATTCCATTTACCCATAATCAACATCAAGAAAAAGAGTGTAGAGAATTGGCCAAAGAATTAGGATTTAAATATTTTGATAACATTAGTGATGGAAGAAACAATGGACCAGTTTATAGTCGTACTGGGGATTTTAGTCATTGGCTTGGTGAACCATGGCCCAACACTGCTATAGAGCCTGATATTATCTCCATGATACAAAGTCATATCACTTGGTTTGATGCAAAAACATTTAAATCATCAAAAGACATCACTCCACTGAATATTGGGTGTAATCATAAACGAAATCAAGAATTATATATTGCTGCAAATGGAGAAATATATCCATGTTGTTATCTTGGCTATTATCCAAAGACCATGCACCACGCAGGCAATGAACAATTAAAACTTTTAGTGCAAGGAAATAATGCCTTGGAATCGTCATTGGAAGATTGTATTAAATGGTTTGATAGTGTTGAACACACATGGGATATGCCAAGCATTGCAGAAGGCAGATTGTATACTTGTGTAAATACTTGCGGATCGTGGAAACCTCCTGTAAACAAACAAACACTATGACACAACGAATAATCATTAATAAACTAGAATTTTATATCACAAATGTATGTAATTTAACCTGCTCCGGTTGCAATAGATACAATAATTATAAATTTGCTGGATGGGAAAAATGGGAAGATTACGAACCAATTTTTAAAAAGTGGGCGGAAAAAATTGATATTATTAAGCCAGTGGTTCTTGGCGGAGAACCACTACTCAATCCTTCAATCACTAAATGGATTGAAGGAATACGTCTCTTGTGGCCAGATCACTATGCACCACAAATACAATCAAACGGTACCAGGATTGATTTAGTTCCAGGATTGTACGACTCGTGCAAGGCAATCGGGGCTTGGATAGGAATTAGTTTACATTCGCTTGATGATCGAGATGCAATTTTTACTCGTATTAGAAATTATCTGGTGCATCCTATAAAAGAAACTAACGATTTAAATTCACCCATTGGGTCTACATTTCAATTTATTGATGCTAATAGAGTTGAAGTTCATGTATGGATTAGTGATCACTTTAATCAAAGCAACATTATAGAAGGTCCTAACGGTGAATTTAAATTATATAATAGTGATCCATTAAAAGCACACAGCAATTGTGGGTTTGTACAGTGGAAAAATTATCATTTCATTGATGGAAAAATTCATAAATGTGGACCGGCACCGTTAATGCAACAGTTTGATCAACAGTATCCATTTGATGTATCGGATGAAGACAGAGCACTGATACATAGTTATCGTGGGTTGAGTATAGATGAATTTGATGAACGCGGTGAAGAATTTTTCCGTACACTAGATGACCCTATTCCGCAATGTAAATTTTGCCCCGAGTCATACGAATACAAAAAAATACAATTTTCAAATCTAAAACCTAACAAGGTTTAATCAATAAAAAAAGCCTCCTTAGGAGGCTTTTTTGTGAACTCTAATTAACTATTAGAATGAGTACTTGACACCGGCAGTTACAATGTTACCATCGTATGCTTTAGTAATGTTGTTACCTTTTTGATATGCATAATCAGCAACTAAATTAACTTTAGATGTAACTGGGTATGCAATACCGGCACCTATAAAACCAGCACCGCCATTGGATGCTTTTGCACTTTGTGGATCGACAAAAGCAACGCCTGCACGAACATTAGTTTGTACTGGACCTAATTTAATTACATCATAGCTGGCACTAGCAGTGTAACGATTTACATCGGTACGCTGAGTTGTGCTACGATCGGCTGTGGCTTGAACACCAATTTTTCCAAAAGACTGTCCAACTGAAATACCAACCAGATTGTTTTCGGAACCCATATTGCGACCACCATACACACCAACATCAGCGGCGCTTGCAACCCCGGCGGCTACAGTTAATGCTACTGTTAAGATTACTTTTTTCATTCTAATATTTCCTTTTAAAAGAAAGTTCACTGATCTGTGAACCTAGACAAATATTTAGTGGTTACTACTAGTGGTTAGCAATTTTTGCAGACTTTCTTGGTACTTTTAGGAGTTAGCAACGCATAAAAAGAAACCCGCCGAAGCGGGTTCTACTATTTTCTGTTACGAGGGATAATTCCCCTAAGCAGTGATTAAACTGCTAATGGTTGGCGTTGTGCTGTGCGAGCAGAGAATTTAACATTCTTACCAGTTACAGTTACTTCGCCTTTAGATGCGTTTGCATTTAAAGTTTTTGTGTCTTCGACTGAGTAGTCCCAATCCTAACGGCTTCTACATTGCCGATCCTCCAGTAGCCCTTTAGCGCCAATCGATTCTAATTCATCCCCACCGCAGAATACTATCTAATACTCTCCGGTGGAGATGTCGGGAGTTGCACCCGAGTCTTGATCGCCATACTTCTACCTTCAACGAATTCTTTAATTATACCCTTTAACATTCTTACCGTCAATCTTAGGATTACCTTTTGCGTGAACATCTTGAAACTTATTACGATCACGCCCATATTGAGTATTTAGTATAACACTATGTTTGATAGTTGTCAAGAAACTTTTGTAAATTGCCGTACAAGTTAACCAACATGGCTTCTTTACTGCCAAAAAATATCACACTAACCGGTACACCTTTTTTAATCACAATATAGTAAGGCAATTCCAGTTGTCGATCTAAGGCAATTACAGTGCGTAGATTAAATTCGTGTGCATCTTCGATACGGAATTCGTATTGTGCAAGATCAAGATAGTCAACAAAGATTATGTACCCTAGAGTGGTCAATCTAAGACCTCCGGTACTGCGTAAGTTGTACCACCATGCGCTGAATGCTGAGGCCGGGCTCATGCGTTGAGCCTCGGGTAATAGGCCTACAAGTTCTTGAGTAAGTTTCTTTTTATCGCGCACATTATGGATATATCTGATCACCAGCACGTAGTAACACTACTGTGAACTTGTCAGTTTTAAATTGTGTGTTGAGCTTACGGGCTAAGTTTTTAGCATGCCCAGGATTACTGAATGAAACTTTTTTATACTTGGGGCCAGGATATTGCACCAACATGTTTGATGTTTTTAAATTGATAGGTTTGGATTCAAAAAACACAGCCCATACACCTTCGCTGGCCAAAACTTGTTCGGTCTTGTAGGTAGATTTGTTAGTGTGTTCGATTAATACGCTGGGTTTTGGTCGGCTCATAGCATTATATTCCTATGTTTTATTTATCTAGAAATATAGGTATATTTAGAATGAGCCGCCACCTACTTGCACTGTTATTACTTCTTCTGTTTGTGGTTTACTAACCTGTTCACGTAGATCGTGCAGTTCTAACAGTAGTCTAGTGATATCAGCATGCATATCTTTGGCCTCAGCTAGAGTCATAATAAAGTCCTTTGACCCACGAGCTTCGTGTCCACGCACTCGATCAACAAACTTTTGTAAGTGTAGGCTCATTCGGGAAGTCGTGCAAATGGTTCTAGATTGGGAGGAGTCCACCCCTCGGGTTTAAGAATTTTTCCATCGCCACGCTTGCGAATCTTGCCAGTGACAGGATCAATCTTGGCAAAGTTAGTACGCATTACTTCCTTCCATGCAGCTTCTCCATCGAAGCCGGCGCTGTGGATGGCTCCAATTGTAACCACAAGAATATCAATCAAGGCATCAAGATCGTCTGTGCGGGTTTTTGAGTCTTCTAACTCTTGAACTTCTTCTTTAATTAAATTTAAGTATAGTGCGTATTGATCAACGTTTTCAGTAGCTACAGATTGTCCGCATAGTTGCATAAATCGTGCTTGGTCTAAAAATGGATTTGTCATTTCAGTCATTAGTATCAGCTTCCTCTTGAGTATAAAATGGCCCTTGATAAGGATATCTCTGTAGTGTAATTAACTTGGGTGCAAGTATCTCTTTCCATTTGCGACCCTTTTTGACATTATACCAACCAGCGGCAAACCAACTTTTGCTTTTGCTAGTTTTGGTATACACAGGCAATTGTTGTGCAACATTCCACATGGGATTGTACACTCGACCTGTGACAGCGTAGCCGTAGATCTGATCTATGTTTGTTTTGGGCTTGACAATTTTAGTCGCCGGTTCAAATTCAATATTTGCAGTTCGAGCTGCTAATTTGATTGTTTTAAATTGTACAATCTGATCATTGATCTTGACTTGGTATCCGCCAGCACAGGCTTCCACATTGCCGACCTTGCGATCGTTTTCTTTCAAAATCCAATACTGTTTATCTACCACCGGCAGTGCTATTAAGCTCATTTGTCTAACTCCCTTTTTCTACATTGTTCCTGAACTCTAAGAGGTATATCAGGATGCCAGCCACCTATGAGTTGACTGCAATCGTATTTTACAACAACTACATTGCCTTTACTACCAGGCCAGAACGCTGATACCAATAACGCAAGTACAATAACACTACTAGATGCTACTGTAATCCAAAATAAATCTTTAGCCATTCAATACACCTTTATAGGTTTCGTTTAACCAACGTCCAAAACTGTCTGCACTTTCACTACACTTGTTCAATTCATACTTGCCACAGAATTGCATAAATCGTACACCCACTTGTCCTATGTCTTTGTGACTAATCTGCTCGCGTATGGCGGCATCTACTGTTGCCTTAATTTCTTCAGGCTGTGCTGTTAAATCAATCAGCGTTCTGTTGCGTTCGTAGTCATCCAATACTCTATGCTCCGCACCATCTGGATCAGTCCATCGTTGCAACATCATGTTGTTCCAGTTATAGCCTTTTCGATTCTTGTCTGAATACGCTTCCTGAAGGCCAACTTTGTTTTTAGTGCCTTTCGTCCGAACGCCAGGGAATGCCGAGAACACATTATCTGAGCTGTCACCGCGCATACACTTCTCGAAGAGAAGCCACTGCGGATCAGGAATTGTCTTAGGCTCTTTTGTTTTCTTGTCAATAACTGGTTTACCTTTGGCATCAAAGATCCCTTCTATGGTGTGTAATTCATCTGTAATGCCATTGTATTGTGTTACATTGGGAGCAAGCAATTGTACAAAGTCGGTGTCGCTTGAAATTACCACATGTTGGTCTTGGGGATGTAAAGCAATCCAGCGAGCTATGATATCGTCACCTTCTGCGGTTGGACAACGTAGTACACTACAGTTGGTCCTCTCACTCAAGTATTTAGTCAAATTGTCATAGGTTTCCCAGAACATTTTATCTTCTTCTTGCTCTGCCTCTGTTAGGGCTTGTCTAGCTACAGCGCGATTAGCTTTATAAGGCTTATAGTGATCCTTGCGCCAACTGCGCCCTTCTAAGGCAAAAACCACATGATCCGCTTCAAATCTACGGGCCATTTTGTTGGCAGCCATCAGGGTAACGTGTAGTGCAAAGCCAACTTTTTCCCAAGTATCTGAGGCACGAAAAGCACCATGTCTGGCACGAAAGAATAAATTGGCAGTATCTATAAGTACATATTTCATGCTATAAGTATAGCAAAAATAAATTTTTTAGTCAACTATTTTTTTAATAATTCAGTTAACCGTGGAAGATACTCCTCAATATCAAGACCTTTAAAAGATTTGGTAAAATTAGTAGATTCATAAAATTTACTTAGTAGGCTAGAATCATAGTTTGATGAGCGTACATGATCTTTAATCTGAGCCATGTTAAACATTGAGTTAGATAATTTACTGATAATTAGACTTTTTTGGTTGTCTGTGAATAAAGAAAACGAATATTCAGGAATGTTAGCACCCATAACAAAATTATAATCTATATTGTTAGCTTGGTACCATGTATACAATTCATCAAGATACAAAACATTCAATGCACTAATAGTTGGGTGACCGGACAATCTAATATTGTAAAACTTAGAACGCCATTCATTAATATTACTAACAACATCATTCCATATACCATTGGTTCGAATATATTCAAATTGCATATGAGTAGCATCAATTGATACTATTAAATTTACTTTTTTAAAGTTGGAGAATAAATTGTAAATCTGCGGTGATAATTTTGTAGTAGCATTAGTAGTATAACTAAGCGTAATATTTTTACTATTACCATTAGTAATAATTTTTTCAAGCACCATTAAATGATCTAAATTTTGAAAAGGTTCACCCCCTAGAATATCTATGCGAATTAAGTCACTGTAATCCTCTTCTAGCAGAGAATCAATTTTTGTTTTTTTTATACGGTAATAATCTTGCCCATACCTTACTCTAAATTCTTTTATAAGGCCTGAACTTGCCGATGGCCCGCACGTACGGCATGCAAGATTACAAACATTTCCGCTATCAATAACTAGATATTTTAATTTCTTATGCGTGATTTCTTTAATAATTTCGTCTTCATTTTTGTTTAATAAAACTGTTTGACGCATACTTATAATATTGAAATCTTCACTTTCCCAGCATGCACCACATTTAGAGTGTCTAACTCCTGACAATAATGTTTGTTGTAATTCATGTATTTCTGTAGATTGTTGCATTTCTGCAAATGAATTTACTTTCTCATCTAATTTCAACCAACAACATGCGGATGAGGTTCTGTTATCAAAACCTGAAAACGGTAATGAACAATAAGTATTAAGATTCATTAGACAAACTTATTGGACATGATGTAATTGAGAATAAAACGAGCAAAACTTGAGTGGCCATCTCGTCCAAAATGCCATGAGTTGGGCATGACTGTTTCTATGCCGGTTGATCGGATAATAGCATCATACGTTTGAGCGGGATTATACGGGCCAATGTAATTAACTCCCCAATTTTTTTGATCGGTGATGTTACTAAAATCATTATTGCCATTGAAAAAAATATGTTTAATATCTTGGTTTTTCAATTCGGCATGAAACTGCCAAATTTCTTCATGTGCCTGTTCAGTTTTGATTTTCCAATCAGTACCAAGCACGTAGTTTCTATACGTTTCTTGCAAATCCTGTGGAACATGATCAATTCCGCTGGCACCAACTTGGTAATAAGTTTCGTTATGCAACCATTCTTCTCGTTCCCAAGTTGACCATTGTATGATGACCAACTGATCTGGATGGGCATTGCCGCCGCCGGCTAACCAGTTACGTGTAGTTCTTATGATACGAGCGTTACTACTAGCACTCTCAGCATCACATCGAAGACCCGATCTAAGTGCCAAACTTAATATCTTGCCCCAACTGACTGCAAGATTGTCCGGGTGCGGCGCACGACCTAGATAAAATAAGGCAGGATCGTCTTCGGCAAATGCATGAGGATTTACAGCCTCGGCACCAGCAGTGTGACTGTCACCGTTGACATATAGCATCATGATACTTCAGATCTGCCATCACCAATGTTGCGAGTTTTTACCACACGGTCACGTTCGGGATTCATAGCTTCGTACTGCTCGTAAGTTTCCAAAACCACATTGCGACATACTGCTGTAAACCAACGGTCTACAATATCAGCATCTGTGTCTTTAGAATCCATTTGGTAGCCAGCACGAACTAGATTAGCTACAAACTTATCGTTCCAGTCTAGTTCAAATGCGCCAGCTTGTATGTTTTCGGGGTCAATCTCCATGCTAACAATATTGACATAAGGCTCGCCTTTTTCGTTAGCAATCTCTTTCTCCGTTTTTTGTGGAGCCGTTGGTTGCTCGGCGGCAATGGCCTTTTTCTTTTTAAAGATGTCAAATATTTTTAGCATGGTTTCCTATCGAGTATTACCATAGTGTACTACAGTTATATCCTGCATGTCAACGGGTAATTTGCGCCATGGGTCAACAATAACACTTCCTGGTAAGATTGTACAATACGGTTGTGTATCTAGTTGGTCACCGGTATACTCGTATGTGATCTTACGATTGTGTGCCCATAAAAACACTGCTGGGTGATCTACAGTAACAACTACATCGTCGCAATTATCAGCAAGTGGATCAACATAGCTGACACTATGCCCAGCCTCGGCTACATAGAATCCAACCAATGTGCTATAACTACCGATGCAGTATTCAACATCTGGCTTGTAGGCTTTACCGTGAATGACCACAGGCAAGTTGTGTTTCTTGGCCTGCTCAACTAGGAACAAGGCCAAGTTCTTTGCTTGAATTTCTCTAGCATGCATGACAGTGTCAAACAAGTCGTAACCAATATCATACTCTTCAGCTAACCAACGCAAGGCAATGTTATCTCTAGGATGGCAAGCACCTGCATCACCCATGCCTGCTGTCATGTATTTGGGACCCATGATACGCATTGTGCTCTTGGCCAGGGCATCTGTAACAACGTCAACGTTGATGTTGCCAATCTTCATAGCAAAGTCTTGTACCATGTTAACTAGGCCGACCTTGGCACTGATAAATGTGTTGTAGAAAATCTTAATAGCTTCGCACTCATCCCATGTGCCGACTTCGTAGCGTGGATTGTTTTGCATGATAGTTTTGTACAAGTCTTTAAGTTCACCAGCTACGCCAGTTAAACTACCATCCACTGTGCCCAACATAATCATCTCAGGGTTGACCATGTCCCACTTAACTGAACCCATAGCAATTAAATAAGGATTGTAAACAAATTGGTGTTTAGTATCTAGTAGTGGAACAAACTTGTTGCGAGTTGTTCCAGGTAGTACTGTACTAATCAATACTACTTTTTTGGGGCTAGTAGCATATTGATTCACTTTAGTAATAGCATCAATAACAGCATCATGCCCAAAGTCTCGGGGAGTCATATGACTTGACGGAACACTTCCATCGTAACCTTCGGCGTGTGGAGTGGGAACAGCAATAAAAATCCATTCGCTTTCTTCAACAAGCTCTTTGATACTGCATACTTTTACTGAATCGCTAGTGCGTGGGTAAATGTCGTAACCGCGTACTTCGTGCTTTTCAGCAAATACTTCGGCACAGTCTAATCCTAATTTTCCAATTCCGATGAATCCCACCTTACATTTTTTCATTCAATATCCTTTAATTTTAATCTTGGCCCACGCATTTTTTGTTTTGTTTCTTCTGACAAAACTTTTCCTAAATTTGCTTCTCTAAGTTTTTGCTTTGTTTCTTCTGCTCTTGGTTTTCCGTAAGTCCAATGCAATTCCTTTTTTTGACCTTTTTTAGAATTAACATCTTCTGAATATGTTTTTCCTAAGTTTGCTTCTCTAAGTTTTTGCTTTGTTTCTTTAGATGTTGGAATACCCTTCCTAGTATTTACTTGCTGTGCTCTGGCCTCTCTAATTTTTTGTTTATGTGCTTCTGATTTTGGTTTTCCTTTATGAACCGAACTAATTTTTGCCTTGGTTTCAGATGACATAACTCGATCATTAATTGGAGGTGCAGGAGCATCGTTTTTGTTAAGAAAATCTTCACGAACAACAACTTTCATTTTGGTTAATACTCGTGTTTCCCACTGCCTTGCTTGTTCTTTAGTTGAGAAAGTTTTTCTAATTTGTATAATATCTGGGTCTCCGTGCTTTAACCGCATAGCCAAAACAGCAGGAGATGAGGTAAAATATTTGGTCCAGAAATCTCCAGGAGAACAATTTTTAGCGTATCTTACGCCATAGTAGTATTTTTGTTGTTCTTGCCATCCGATCAAATAAGTGTAAGGTTGGTATGTGGTATTCATACATATATTTATACCAATACCAACAAATCCTATTATTTTTTAAATACAGGAATAGGATTCATTTTGTGCAAACTACGGGCTTGTATAGTACGAAATTTTTCCAAGTTAGCCACAAGTTCTGGCACAGCGGATTTAATTTCACCTAGATCCATACGCATAGCAACTTCTAAATCAGCATAGCTCATACCCAGTTGATCTTCATCGGTACGCCCATCATCCCATAAGCCATCTGTGGGTGCCGCATTGATAATATCTTGTAACACACCTAGTTCACGGCCCATTTGCCATACTTCTGTTTTGTAACAGTCAGCAATGGGACTGATGTCCACCCCACCATCACCGTACTTGGTATAAAATCCCACACCAAAGTCTTCTACCTTGTTGCCAGTGCCTACCACAAGACCACCAACTGTTTGAGCAATTTGATACAGGGTAACCATGCGTAGTCGACTACGACTGTTGGCAAACCCCAACAAACTGTTGTAGGTAGCCAATCGGCCTTCAAACTCATCAAATGTTGAAGTTAAATCAATGATGTCGTGGCGCACATTGTCAAAGTTTTGTGTCAGCCAAACACCTTGTTGCATACTGAGATCGTGTAAGTCTGGACGTTGACGAATAGGCATAGTTACTGCTACTGTGTGCAAGCCAGTTCTAGCGCAGAGTGCGCTGACTACAGCACTATCAATACCACCGCTGATACCAACTACTAAACTGCGCATACCAGCTGTGGCGGCATAGTCTCGAATCCAGGCGGTGATACGATCTTGTAATTTCATTTCTTTAAATTCCATATTAAATGTTCTTTGGGCTCGTGATATCTAAACTCAAACACAGCTTCGCCTGGCCCATGATACATTGCCGTACCTTCGTACGCTTGGCGTAACCATAACCAATGTCCTGTTATGTCACTACGTTTAGGCCACCATAAAAATCTTAGTCGCCAAAATGCTTTATGATAAAAGTGATCGTAAGCATCTACACCAGGAGAATAGTAACCGGCACCCATCATTTGCCCCAGCCGTTGCCCCACAAGTCCACATGCAAGCGTGGGCTATAGTTAAATCCACGTTCACAGCAGATGTTGGCAATGTTTAACTTGTTTGATTCATATGGATCAACAACACCGCCTTGTGGCATTAGATAGACTAGCCCTGTAAATCCTGCCGCACGATACTGATCTACAGCTTGCACCGCTTCGTTGACGTGTTCTTCAGTTTCAACTACAAACTTAAGATACACAGGCCCAACATTTAAATCTTGGTAGCTTTTGACAATGTCAGGGCAAATAGCATCTTCGGCTTTCTCGCCAGACGCACTTAATTTAGCACTCACACTGAATGTAAACTCTGTGCCGTTAAGCAAATGTCTGTTATAAGCATAATGTTTGAAACCGTCTTGTAGTGCTTGAGTGCCGTTCGTTTCAAATGTGATGTTCTTGAGGTCGGCCATGTCAGGATGACTTAGCAATTCTTCGTAAGCACGTTGCCAGCCCAGCAAAGGCTCACCACCTGTAATAACCAAGTGTACATCATTACCGTTGTTTTGCATCCAATGGTTGTTGGGAGTCAACAACAACATGTTGGCAACTAGATCTTCTGTTGGCATGTTAGGACTTAGATGCTTGAATGCTGGATGCCAACTTGCATAACTATCGCATCCGGTTTCCACCAATGGCAAATCTGTAAACTTATCATACAAGTGAACTACTTCTGCCACCTCATCTGCACCTGTTGACTTTTCGCCTGGCTTGCACCCAAACGAACTACACGTAAAATTGCAACCATATGTTCTTAAGAACACGCTGGGTACCCCAACAAATCGACCTTCTCCTTGAAGACTATAAAATAATTCGCTGACTTTAATTTTCATTCTTTAACCTTTATTGCAACGCCCTTGTATGAATAGGCAGTTGTATTGTCCTTGCCCGTAGTTTTATCAAAATTGCTGTAGTTAGAATTCAGCTCCTGGCTGGTTAATTCAAAATAATCAATGGGTTTTCTATTAGCTTCGTCGCTGACCTTAATGGCATTATTCATCTGTTCTACTACAGTAGGTTCTCTATAATGTATTTTCATTTCCACCAATCCTCCCAAGGAAACACAACCCAGCAATCCTCCTCAGCTTTATTTAGGTCAACAGCATTGTAATTGATATTTAATTCGCTGGCGCTTGCTTCGTTATCTACCAACACAGCAACACGTACATGGTCGCCCCATAACTTAAACCAGCGGTCGGCTTCGGGCAAACAGTTATCTTGCCAATCTTGTTTGATCCAGTTTAAAGTAGCACCTGAATCGTTAATGTCGTCTACAATAAGGATCTTTTTACCATTGTAAGCATCCTCGGCCATCCACAAGTTGCTTTCGGGCTGACTGTTATCATCACGCAGGCTTACTTTGAGCGTTTCCATTGGAACTGCTAGATATTGACTAATAAGGTTAGCTGGAACCAATCCGCCACGGGTAAGACCTACTACATAATCGGGTATCCATGCATCACGTTGTAGTTGACGTAGGATTTCTTGTGTTTGACATTCAACATCTTGCCAGGAATAGTAGATTTTTTTCATGTGTTGTAAATTTTAAGAGATTGTTCTAAACCCAATAACGGTAGTTGATACTGATTCAGTCGGGTTCCGTTACCGGTGTATGAGTTTGTGTCGTGCCCAGACACTTGAATCAACTTGCTGTCTAGATGGTGTAACTGTGCATACATTTTTACGATCTCACTAAGATAATATTTTTTATTATACACTATATTTAGGTCGTTGTCATGTATTTGTTTAGCCAAAACGGCTTCGACCACAGTTAATAGGTCCTGAGCACTGATCATATCAAACAAACGGTCTTTAGAAATCAACAATGATTCGTTGAGTTGGCATTTTTTAGTAAACAATTGTAACAGGCGGGTGTTGCCTTCACTGCTATCAAAACAACCAAAGATTCGTAGATTGTAAAAATTTGGCATGGTTTGTGCAAACTTGGCTATGACGTTTTTACTACGCCCATAGCTATGATTGGGATTCCTGGTCCAAATTTCTTCCTCGGACGCTTCACAAATATCAGTGTCAATATCAAACTCTGCACCACTGCCAAAATTAATAAACTTATCGTAATATGTTTTATTGACAGCTAAATTATAAAACATCCTCAGATTATTTTCTTCGATCTTGGGATCTATAGCATACACACTTTCTCTGCCTACCACAGCACAATGTACCACAGCATCAAATTGTTGTGATTTTAAAAACTTGGTTACTGAATTTAAATCTAAAAGATTAATTTCTTTTGAAGCGGGTGCAATAACATCGTGTTTGAGATGTTGTTTAAGGTAGCCTCCAATAAATCCAGTGCCACCCGTTAATAATATTCTCATTTACCGTAATCTGGAAATTCAACTAAAATTGTACTACGGTTACTAGTGTAGGCTGATTGATATGCTGGAAGAATATCTTCTGGTTGGTATAACTCTACAATGTCAATATTTTTACACATTAATCTAAATGCGTCTGCAAAATTGCCTTTGTGTTGATCTTGAGGGTCAACGGGATTTTCACTGCCCTTGGCCACACGAATAATGACTTTGGGTCTACAACGTCCGTCACTCATTGATTCCATTTTATCAAGATGATTAACAATTTGATCTGTAGCATTTAATAAAAAATTCCATCTTGGGACAACACTAACAGGCACCATGCCATTGATTGCCATTCCTGTGCTTACACCAATTTGAAAGTTCTCTGCTACAGGAAATTCCATTTTTTTATCATCAGACACTTCTGTAATGCTTTCATAACAGCCGGTACCAGCATAGCAAACAGCTTGACCGAGGATCATAACACGATCTTGTGCACCGATCCAATTCATTGCCGCTTTGAGTTGTTGATTATACAGTTGTGTGGTCATTAAAATTGCACCCTTATTCCGGCGCCAGCATGTGGATATTTTGTATTTTTATATTTGTAATAGATTAAATGTTTATCTTCATACCAAACTTTGTTTTGTACAGGAAGATACCACTTATCAGGGCCCCACATTTCGTGCGTAGGAGTCAATACGCTTAGTTCATTGTCTTCAACAATAAATGTAATTGGTAAGTCTTGTGCTCGAGAATATTTGTAGGCTTCGGCCCAGGCACCTGTTTCGGCACTCATATCTCCGGACCAACACCATACATGTTCATCTGTGTCACGAAGTTTTGCAGCAAGTGCCAGTCCTGTGGCAATGCTCGGAATGCCTCCTACAATACTTGAACATATAAATTTGTATTCTGGAAGATTCATAACCATGCTTTTACCAGCCATGATGCGTTCTTTAATTACTTCAGGTGGAATACCTTTTAACAGTGCTTGATAATGATTACGCCAGGTACAACAGATCCAATCTTTCTTGACGTCAATGTGTTCAAACACTTGCATGATCTGATCTTCACTGCCAGCATATAGATGTATAGGAGCACGAATTTCTCCACGATTAAATGTTTCACCTATATCTGTTTCAAAGTCAATTAGATCTTGTTTGTTCATAGATATAAACTCATAAATCCATCAACCTTCTCTCCGATGTAGGCAATCTGTTCAGGCGTGATAACTGGGCTACAGCCATGGAAGTAAGTGTTCTTCATTGTAAATGTGGCCACTGGATAGTTGTCACGTGCATCTTCAGGATTCATTAAATGACTATATGCAGGTTGCAACATGATATTACCAGCAAAGTACGGGCGTGTCTGTATCAAGTTCTCTTCAAGATAGTCAACAATGTCCATTCGGGAGAACGGAGCATCCGCACGTATGGTCAATGGAAACGCAAACCAACTAACATCGGCTTTGTCTCTAGCACGTGGCAAGTGGAAAAACTCTTCGTACTTTTCGTAGATAGCAAACAATAGATTGTAATTGCGTTGGCGCAAAGCATGTATTTCTGGCAATTTTTTAAGTTGCTCAAGTCCCATGGCCGCTTGTAGTTCGATGGGTTTTAAGTTATACCCAATTTCGTCATACACATACTTGTGATCAAAAATCTGATCTGGCATTTCGGGAATCCACTCATTGAATCGCTTGCCACAAGTACCACATTTTAACTTGTTGGCCTCGGGCCCCACACAATAACAGCCACGTCCCCATTCACGTAGACTACGCACAATGATTTCTTGCTGTGGATCATTCATGGCTACAAAACCACCTTCACCCATGGTCATGTGGTGTGCTGGATAAAAACTGCAACTGGCCATTAGACCAAAACTGCCCAATGGCTTTCCATCATAATTAGTACCCAGCCCGTCACAACAATCTTCTAATAAGATTAAATTGTGTCGATTGACCAGTTCCATTATTTTGTCCATGTTAGGTGGGTTACCCAACACATGTGCAAAGGTAATAATTTTAATGTCAGGATCGTTAGCCAATATCTGTTCTGCCTGATCCAGATCAATGTTTAAAGTATCAATTTCAATATCGCAGAACACTGGCACAAATCCATTTTGTAAGGTTGGATTAAGTGTGGTTGGAAATCCTGCAATGGGCATCAATACTTTAGTGCCTGATGGAAAGTTATAGCCACGCTTGGACTTCATTGCTGTCATCATCAGCAGGTTAGCACTACTACCTGAGTTAGTTAGCACTCCGCGAGTCTTGCCAAATTCTTTGGGGAATTTTTGTTCAAAACGCAGGCTCTTGTTGCCCATAACTAGCCAGCCATTCAGCAAGGCTTCTGCAGCCGCCACATACTCGTCCGAGTCAAAATGCGGACCTGCGTAGTTGACAAAGTCCTTACCGGCTACCCAGGTCTTGTCTGCGTGTTTAGTGTCAATGTATTTTTTAATGTCTTCCAATATTTGTTTCATATTTTAATTCCAAGGTGGTTAGATAGTTGTTTCATAATTTCAATTACTGCCTGGCTGCCTCGGCTGCCATGAAAATGTAGTATGTGTGCGGAATTGATGCTTATACCATTCCATTGATCATGTTGCCTTAAAACACTAGCATCTAAACTGCGAAACTTTATAGCCTGATAAGCCATTTCTGGATGTAGTCTGTCCGATTCTGGAATGTCTTGGCTCCAAAACATGGCATTGTGTCTTAACTGATCAAAACCCCAACTGCGGTTTGGATGATTCTCTATGTTGTTCCACCATTGTTCACCAAGGTCCCAAACGTTATCGCTGGTGGTGTGTGGGTAATACATTAGGTCGTCGTTAAAATAGCGTGGAAATTCATTATGATTTTTAGGATCAGTGAAGTTAAACAATCTGTATTCTGAAAATCGATCTGAAAAAAGACTAGTAGGTTGTACCATCATAGTATCAGCACCGGCCCAAAATATATTACACGGGCCGCTGTTGCGAAGTTCCACAGTGGCTTTCCAATTGGCTAGAGCATATTCTTCATTGTTGGCCACCGGGTCAGTCCACAGTATTGTTTCAAATGGTTCCTGAACAAAGTGTTGAAAACTAGCTAAACTTATTTGATACATTTCTGAATAATCAGAATATAAATTAGCACTGGCTTGATCCATCCAATTATCAGTTACCGGTCTAACTGCACCTATAAGATAGTTTTTTACCATACAAAATTATTCCGATAGTATTCAACTACATTTGCCAGTTCCTGATCAAACTGAGCCTGTGGTTGCCATCCTAATAGTTTTAATTTGTTATCATTAATGGCATAGCGTACATCCTGACCTTGCCTTGCACTAGGAATAGTAAATGATTCCCAGTCGCTGTTATGGTCGACACCGTAATACAATTTTAATATTTTTTTAATTACTTCACAGTTGGGCAACTCAGTGTTACCACTAATGTTGAATATTTCGTTTTTACAACCTGAATCAATGATAGTCAGCACTGCTGCGGCTGTATCGCCGGCGTGTAGCCAAGTGCGTATAGGGTTACCTCGGTTGTGTAAGTCGATTGGCTTGCCTAGCTCAAGATATTTAATACTTTTGGGTATGAGTTTTTCTACGTACTGTCCGATTCCGTAATTGTTGGTTGGACGAATTATGACGTACTTGATACCATAGGTTCTAGCCCAGGCCAGTATCAGCATATCGGCTGCCGCTTTTGAGGCCGAATACGGATTACTGGGTTTGAGTAAATCCGTTTCGGTATGAGTTCCGGCTTCAATATCTCCGTAGACTTCGTCGGTGCTAAAATGTAAAAATATTGGAGCCTTGTACAAAGGTTGTTGTTTGATCAACTCTAATAAATGATGTACACCGTTGATGTTGCTACGAATAAACACGTCAGAACTCATGATTGAATTATCCACGTGTGTTTCTGCAGCGGTGTTGATTACATAGTCGCAATCGACCAACCGATCAATGTCATTGATGTCTGAGTTAATAAATTTGAAATTGGGATTTTTATTAAATTGTTCTAAAAAATTCCAATTACTGGCGTAAGTACCTTTGTCTATGCCAAGCACATACCATCCACGTTCTAAACATTGTTGGGTAACATGAACTCCTATAAATCCTAAACATCCAGTTACATATACAATTTTTTTCACAGTCGTCGAGCTTTAACTAATAGGTGCCAACCAAGATATTCTTTGACTGCTTCGCGCATGGCCTCGGGCATGGCTTCGAACCATGGCTCCAATTCGTAACGACCTTGCTTGTATGCGTCCACATTGTACATGAAACAATGATCTTGCCGTAGTCTTTCTAGTTGAAATTTTGACCCTAGCAAGTCAGTGATGTCATCCTTGGTATAACTTTTAGCATAGGGACAACCGGCTTGTGCTTCAAACTGATCTAGCCCTTTGTTAATCATGGCCTGTTTCCAGGAATTTTTAGCATAGACCATAAAACGGAATTCACCACCGGGCTTGAGAATATTGTACACATTATCAATAATACGATCTATGGCTGGAAAATGATGTATCACTCCGTAACTATACACCAAGTCCATCTTGGGTAATGTGCTGTATGATTCGATATCACTAGAGTCACCACATACAAATGTACCTTCGAGTTCTTCAACTTTGAATCTTTGTTGTGCTAATTTAACACTTTCATCTGAATAGTCTATACCATAGTAATCCGCGCCATTGCGAGCAAACTCAGCTGCATCTGATCCAATGCCAGGCCCAATTTCTAATACTTGTCGACCTTGCCAAAGATAAAAGCCAGCAAATTCTGGAATATGTGGCTCAACGCGATATCGACGAGCAGATACGTCTTGAAAAAATTCTAAACTTCCCGGGGCATTTTTACTGTGGCGAACATTGCAAGGTTGGTTGTTCCAGTAATCTCGAATACGTTGTTCTAGAGATTTTGTCATGCTTTTAACCTGCCATCTCGACCGATACTAAATTGGCGCATTTGATCGTTTACATCATTAATGCGTAATTTTTCCCAAGGGTCTTGTTTATTTTGCTTGATGTTTTCCCACCAATCAGTATCTAGACCTTTGGATTTCATGTAGGCAGTTAATGTGTCGCAGTCTTTTGCCCTTTTAGCAGCCCATGTGTAATGATGAAAGTCATGTGGACTGCTAGGATTGCCTTCAAGCATGGGTCTATTTTTATAAGTTTGATCTAGATTATTTCCAGTAAGATCAGCACGGTCATGTTTGACCTGTACCGGTATACGTTGCATGATATCTATACAATAGGCAACTTGGCTGATCCAGCCGTCTGATATTTGGTGTGGACTGAGATGCCCTAACACAGTCAGCCAATCGCACGGCACTATAGGAAAAATGCTGTAAGGATGATCGTTGTGGGTCCTAAATGCTAAAATTTTAAACTCTCCAGTGTAGCTAGCAATCTCACGATCCCAATCTTGAGTTTCCATCAAAGCATCATCATTCCAAAAGACCAACCAGTCTGCAGATGAATTTTTTGCTAGGGTGTTAACGTATTCGTTAAGACGTATATACCCCATAGGTTCAAATGTCATAGCAGTGTAATTAACACGATGCTGATCTAGCCACGGTTGTAGTTCTGATTGAAAATATTCAACGCCTACGGCATCGTCATTATCAAATCCTAGCATAATTTGTATACTGTCAACATCTTCTGCTAAAGTGACTAGGCTCTGGATACTACGAGATAATGCTGCTGTGCGACCTCGTGTGGGTAATAATATGGCTATTCGGTATTCGTTTGTCATTGTAGAAATATTTATATGCGTACTTTATTGCGTGTATAAAAGTTAACCTTCATATATGGCACTATTGGCACCGTGTTCTGCACATTCTACCCTAACGCAATAGCAACGATTATTAGTTTTTTCTCTAATCAGGGCATCAGCAAAGTTGAAAGCATGTTCGGCAAACTTCTCTGCACCCACACCATCAAAGATACGTATCTCTGCCAGGTCCAATGCCGCCAGTTCTTGGAACTTGGCCAAGTGTGGATCTTGTTGATCCAGAGCCAGCTTGTGATCAAAACTATCTTCTAACCAGGCCTTGAGCGGTTTGAGTCCGCCAAAGTCTACCGCCCAGTTTTTGTCGTCTAATGTGTCACAGCCAAATGTAAATGTAAACGCTAGACTGTAACCATGCAACAAATGACAGTGGCTATGATCAGCATTGGGTTGACGGAATACCGCACTCAGTCCAATGTTGTGTCCGTAATGTTTTGTTGAATAATATTTTGCCATTGTATTCTCCTATGTTAGATTATAGCATAGATGGCAGAGTTTATAAACCGGGATGACACCGAAAGGCCGGTAATGAATATTATTTTTTCTTTTTGGCGACTACAGAATTTTCTGGTGTTGTTTTTCTAGCTGACTTGGTTTGAGTGACATCACCTGTGTTGATTAACTGTTGCACAGTATCAAGTGCTTCGGTTGTAGCAAACATCTGCCATAGTCGATCACCAGTAGCTTCTATTGATGAAAATTCAAGTGTAATAGCTTGATCGTTTTTTAATTGTAATACAAATGTGCGTTTTTGGCTCATAATATCTCTTTCTTAATAAAATTATTTATTTTTGTTCAGCAGGCGATTGAGGTTTTGTCGGAGGCATAACTTGATCTATTGCTGGATTGAGATAGGGTTCAACCACGGTTTTTTGAGCAGTGCCCCAACCGATTGCACTAAAAAATCCAATAACTATCCATGTTCCAATAAGTTCAATGATCATTTTTGATAGTTACCTTTGCCGGGTATAGTATTGCGTACTCCGCCCACAGGATCTTCTACATCGCCTGTTCTGCGTGGAATAAGATGAACATGTGGATACATTACAGTTTGTCCGGCTGCTACACCTGAATTAAATCCAATGTTAAATCCGTTACACTCGCCCGACTTGATCATTTGATTGCCGTCAGATAGGGCTTCTTCCATGGCCTGCACAATCCAGTTGGGATGATCATTCTTGGGCACATATAATCTATGTCCTGGAGTACACGGATACTTGTCCAAATATACTGCAACCAGCGGACGGTCTTTTATCTGATTGTTCCAAGGTGCTATACCTGCCTGCTGTGCTTCTAGTAATGTTGTCATAGGTGATTTTTACAAAAAATTTTAAGCTCTTTGCCCACGCAACCAATCATTTACACGCTGTTCAGCTTCGTCCTGGCTGATTGCCGGCACTGTAATTTCTACCTGTTCACCCATAACATGATTAAGCGTATAAGGGATTGGTGTACCGCAAAACACAATATCTTCCATGTCGCGGAATACAGCAAATTCTTGTAAATTTTTTGCCCGTTCAATAGCCTCTGCGGCCAATATGCTTACATTATTCATTGTGTTTCTCCTTTATGATACAAAAACTTCTTCTTCTAAATAGCGTCTTAGTTCTTTGTCGGTAGGCTCTACGGCATAATTGTTCTTGAAAAATATTTCATAGCTGTCTGAACCGTACTTGCCAATACCATATAATTCGGTGGCATCATCACAGTTCCAAGTCACAAAGTCCTCTGTCATCTTGCGTAGTCTTTTATAACGTACATTGACCATGCCCAGAGGCCAAATCACATCTTTTACTTCTTGTTCGGTGGCTTTCAGTAACTCAAGCGGATGCGACCAGCGATCCATGAATACAGGAAATACGGTTTTTACAGGCTTACGCCCGGTCTGATTCAGCATGATCACAGCCACCATGTGTTGCCAAGCACCACGGAGATTGTCTAATCCTGCCGGCAACTGCTGTTGCACCATGAGATCATCTTTCAAGGGCTGGATCATCTTGGTGCAAAGTCCTGTTGTAGTTTGATATTGTCCATGAACTCTTTCTTTGTTCCCGGGTCTGCGTTGAAAGCTCCTTTTAATACTGTGGTCTGTGTTAGGCTTGAGTGTGCCATAATGCCACGATTCTCACAACAACCATGTGTGGCTTGGATATACACACCTACATTTTCACTTTCGGTCGCTCGCATTATTTCTCTTGCGATGTCGTTACATAGTTCTTCTTGAAGTGTGCCACGACGAGCACAC